TCACAGGCCGGGCAAACCGACCCTGACGGCTTCTGCCGGCCTGCTGCCCGCGATGGTGGACCTCGCCGTCACCGGAGTACCGACCGAGGGCATCGCCGTCGGCGGACTGTCAGCGCTTGCGGTCGGCGTTGCCGCGGTCGCGATCTGAACTTGCTGCGCGAGGCCCTTCTCCGCTCTCGCGCGGATCGATAGCATGGTGAGTGCGCCGCAATGGGCTGCGACGAGGACGCCATCGGCGCTTCGATCGCAGCACGGGGAGCGCTGCGGTCCCGCCGAAAGGATCGACCGATGACTCAGGTGCGCGTTCCGCCTTCCCCGTCCACATTCCTCACGCTCGCAAGGGTTCTCGTCGTAGCCACTGTCGCAGCGACCGGACTGGCGATTCCGCCGGCCGCAGTTTCGACCGCCGCCCCGATCGTCCCGCGCGATCTCCCCACGGTTGCGGCCGCCCAGTCGAGCCCGGACCGCACCGCACCATGTCGGCGATGGCAGAACCCGAACGCTTACGGGCACTGGCACTGCAGGTGAGCGGGTAGACGCCGCGTGCGCGCCACCTACCCCCTCCTGCGGGCGTCTCAGTTGCAGGCGTTCATCTCTTCGGGGGTATCGGCATTGCTGATGCACTCCGAATAGCTGTCCCAGTCGTTGGAAATCTGGTTCAGGTCGTCACCCAGCTGATCCACCGCAGTGAAGACGATGACGATGCCCGCGATACCACCGACCACCGCGAGCACGCTGAGCACGATGCCCGAGATCGTGACACCCTTGTTGCTCGCCTGCGCCTTGCGTACCCGACTGAGGCCCGCCAAACCCAGGGCGAGGCCGATTACGCCGAGGATCAGCCCGATGAAACCCGTCAACGGCACCAGACAGAACAGCAGGCCCACGATGCCGAGGATCAGCGCCGCCAGGCCCAACCCGTTGCGCTCGGGGTTACCCGGGATCTGGCCGTAGCCCTGCGGCATCGACTGCTGCGGCATCTGGCCGTAGGCCGGCTGCGCGCCCTGAGGTGCACCCCCACCGGGGTACTGCGGAAACTGCTCTGTCATTTGAATCCCCCTCGCTCACAACTCAATTCAGTCCCCACCGCAGCTGGAGGCGGAAATGGGCAGGCGCGAGCGATGGAACTACAGATCCCCACCCGTGAATCCCCCAAGAAAACCGACCAGCTCGGTTGTAGAGCACAAGGTATACCGCACCACCGACACGAACCGAATCGGAACTGCCGATATTCATGAGCGAAGGCGACGAAATGGCGGAAGGTCCCGTCCACCGGAAGCGCGGTGGACGGGATCCCCGATGCCATGTGCCGTCAGACGGCGGGACGGGCGTGCCCCCAGTGGGACTCGAACCCACACTCGGCGGATTTTAAGTCGGCCGCTGACACGCCCCGGAGCGACTCGGAGCGAGCTGACGTGCAGGTTTATGAGCGGGCGCGCCCCGCCGCAACCCGGCGCGAGGCGCGAGTTGTGACAACTGTGTGACAACTCCCCCGCTCCCCCTTCCCCCTGTTGCGACGATGGCACAGTCCGGCGCAACGGTCGCTGTACAGCCGCCCTGTCCTGTGCCACGATCACCGGCACAACCACAAAAAGGACCCCGGCGAGTGCGTCAACACTCCCGGGGCATGGTCCGACTGTCTTAGGAGTCGAACAGTGTCTGAGCATACCCATGTCTTGGGTGGGATTCAGCGAGGCCCGCGCCGCGCTGACCACTTCACCATCTTCTCGAATGCCGTCCTCAACGACAGCCGCTTGAGCTTCCGTGCTCGCGGTGTCCTGATGTGGCTTCTCTCCAAGCCAGCCGACTGGCGGACCCGGTCCGAGTCGATCGCCGGCCAATCTCCGACCGAGGGCCGCGACGCCATCCGGACTGCGATGCGCGAACTCGAGTCGCTCGGCTACCTCGTCCGCCAGAAGATCCAGGACGACCGCGGCCGCTGGCACACACTGCAGACGATCTTCGAGGAACCCGCCGACACGTCCGCCGGTCCGGGGCCTGAGAAAGCGACCCACGGTCAGTCCGACAGCGGCGAGCCCGTCGCTACCCAAAGGACTGAGTCACGAAGGACTGAAACCAACCAACCCACCGCCTCGACGTCGCCGATGCAGCGCGCGCCGCGACGCACGGGGGTGGTGGTGGCCGCTCACGCGGAAGGACGGTTCGACGCTCTCGCGGCCGCCTGCCGCGACAAGGGTCTGGCCGCTCGCTGGGATGCGCTGAAGGCAGCCGACGTCGACGACATCGCGCGGCTGCTCGAGGCCCACGGTGTGCCCGCACTCGTCTCCGCTGCGGTGTCGGCGCACCGACCCCACAACCCGACCCGCTACGCGCAGGGCTGGATCGGCGCCTGGTCCGCACTCCCGCTCCCGCGTCGCGCCGCGGCCCCGCGCCCGTCGTGCGACGAGTGCGTCGAAGGCTGGATCGAAGACCCTGCCGACGGCCGCCCGATCCGCCGCTGCACCTGCCGGACGGCGGCCGCCGCATGAGTCACCTGCAGACCGCGGTCGCCTACCGCGAGCGCTACCCGCGCACCTCACCCGAGTACGCCGCCGTCGACGGACTCATCGACGTCCTGATCGAGCACTGCACGTTCGACTACGCCACCGCCCACGAGCTCGGCTACCGGAACGGAATCCAGCGATGACCCGCCACCTACCCGCCGCAGCGACCTACGGCATCGCCGTCCTCGCGTTCGCGCTGTCCTACTCGAACCTCGCCGCGCTGGCCGGCCGCGCCGGATACGGACCCGTCATGGCACACGTGTGGCCGCTCGTCGTCGACGGCCTCGCCGTCGTCGCGACCGCCGCGGTGATGCGACTACGTGCGTCCCGCGTCTACGCCTGGTCGCTACTCGCGGCCGCGACCGCCGTGTCGATCGTCGCGGGCGCCGCGGCACACCTCCTGCCCGCAGGCCCGCTTTCCGGGTGGGCGGGCGCGGCCGTCGCAGTCGTCCCGCCGCTGTGCCTGCTCGTCGCGCCACACCTCGCCGTGCAGCTGCGACGCGACGCGACAGATGCGTCGACGGAAGAAGCTCCCGCAGTCGAGGCTGCTGCACCGGTGGCCGCCGAGCCTGCCGAGGCAACTTGTCAGGATTCCTTACAGGTTGCCCCTGACCAGGAGCGACGCACGCCGACGCAGCCGGAACCGGTGCACGACGCACTGTTCGACGTGCCCGCGACAATCGATGCGTCGGCGTCGATGACCCGCGACGAGATGAAGGCCGAAGCGCTCCACCTCCTCGCTACGACGAACATGTCGCAGCGCGCCGTCGCCGCACGCGTCGGCACCTCCGAAGCGTCAGTGCGACGGTGGCGCAAAGAAGGCGACGCGGCTGACGCGACACCGGCGCTCGCGGCGGTCGGTGGATAGCGCCGAACACCCACCGACCGGTCTGATTGAATGCCGGACATGAAACGGACAATCGCCGCCATAGCTTTCTCCGCTGCTGCCGCGCTGGTGCTCGGAGGGTGCTCCAGCTCGGACAGTGACTCTTCGGAGGCGGCCACCCCAACGACGGCCTCGAACACGACGACGACAACGACCTCCGAGAACGTAGGCGAGGGCGTCTACAAGCCGTTCGAGGTCGCGACAAGCAAGACCTACGGCATGGAGACCCGCATTTCCGACGTGACTGCTATGGACACCAGATACGGCCCCGCCGTCGCGATCACAATCGACCTCAAGAACGCGTCGAACGAGATCTTCCAGGACTACAACTGGCCGACGCCGCAGCTCTCATTCGGGCCTCGCGGGTTGCCAGCGGAGCGCATCGTCAGCATCAGCGAGCAGCTCGGCGAAGGCGTGAACGGCAACATCCCACCCGGCGGCAGTCGCGTCGTCCGTGAGGCCTACAAGGTGTCCATGGACGACATGAAGGACGCGACGCTTTCCGTCGGTTCGCTTATCTGGCGGGGCGATTTCACGACGCCAGTTCCACCGGGAGCCCCGGCTGCGCCACCGACGAGCATCGCAACTGCTACCACCGCCAGTGCGCCGTCGGGCGATGGCTTCGGATCGATGCTGGATCAGGGCGCGCGCACGCAAGTTGCTGAACGACCGGAAGAAGCTGAAGCGTTCGCGAAACGCATATCCGAGATTGGTGACGAGACGGCAACAACTACGGATGCGCAGATGCTCGCCAACTTCGTCTGCCTGAACCTGGAGATGGGCGAGACTGCCGAGAGTACTACGCAGTCACTGGCCGCAGAAGCTGATGCACCAGTCGGCAAGATGCGCGAGGTCGTCGCTGCGGCAATCGAGTATCAATGCCCCGGGAAGGGCTGAACGCAACTCAGCTGAACGCCTCGCCTCGTGCGGGGCGTTCGTCGTTTGCGCGGAACCTGAGAAGAAATTGCTGCGCTAGGGTTGCATCTACAGCGCGTGCGCTGTAATATAGAAGATGCAAGAGGGAAGGAGATACCTTCCCGGAAAGGAAACAAGATGAGCCCGCCCACTTGGATCGCCCTCCTGGTCGCCATCTTCGGAGGCATCCAGACGGGGTTGAAGATCAGAGAACACCTGATCGACTACCCGCTCCGGAAGCGAGAAGAGACGGAAGACCCGGAGGGCGAGTAAGCCCCCAGGACCCCCTGGCTGTAGGTCGCAGCCAGGGGGAACCCTGGAGGGGAGACCAGCGTAACCCCGACATCGAAGTAGGTCACCATGAACAAGTACACGGCGGGCCTGGGGATCGTCGCCGCAATCGCGGTCGTCTTCTATCTCACCGACGTACCGGCATGGGCGTGGATCTTCCCGGCCCTGCTACTCATCATCAACATCGCGATGATCGTTCGCGCCCGATCGATCGACACCCGCCGATGAAGCCGATCATCATCGACGAGGACACCGGCCGCCGCCTCTGGACGGCGGCCGAGTGCGCCGAGGAAGGCGGCATCACCCGAGCCGCCTGGCGTGGCTACGTCGCCCGTGCCCAAGCCCCCGCATCGGTGGCCGAGCTGGACGCCCGAACCCCGCTGTGGGACGCAGCCGAAGTGGAACAGTGGCAGCGAGCCCGGCCGGGCGTCTCCGGGCGACCATCGAAGCGGGGCGCGAAGTGAAGCAAGGGAGGGTCGCGGACGGCGCCGCGTGGATTGCCCTCGCGGTCGCGGTACTCGGGCTGATCGGCTGCCTGACGATCAGCGCCTACGGCGGCGCGCTCGTGTGGATCATCGTCGGCGGCGGCGCCGGGCTCATCCTCGCCGAGCGCCGGCGCCGACGCTCGGCGGCCGCGGCTGCCGAGATCGCAGCCCGCGCCGACCGTGAGAACGAGCTCTACCTCGATGGCGACGCTGCTGGCGTCTACGGGCAGTTCCATCTCGAACGCTGACTGTCGGACACCGCGCGTACGGTGCGGGTCGTGGCGTGAGGGAAGCTCGCCACACAGGACGCCCCGGCCCACGCGGTCGGGGCGTCCGGCTTTCTCCGGGAACGACGAAAAGCCCCCACCCTCGGAAGGGTGGGGGCTTCGTCATGCAGGGCCGATCCTCAGACCTTCGAGATGAACAGGTTGAGTCGGCCCGCGTCCAGGGTCAGGTCGTTGCTGTTGGTGGTTTTCACGGTCGGCATCACGTACTGGGCAGACGGAACAGTGATGGTCTGTGTCACCCGGTTCCAAACGTTGCTACTCGATGCGCCCGCGATCACACCATTCTCACTCGCCCCTACGCGACAGCCGACGGTCCAATAGACGCCCCATCCCGTCGAGTAGAGGTTCCAGATCAGCTCGTATGTTCCCGCCTCAAGGAAGATGCCGGAGCCTGGCACGCGTGGCCACTCGGTGGCGGCATTCGGCGTCAGTGTCGCCTCGGTGATCTGATCCCGGCTGAACGTCACGGCGGTGAGCTGCTCGTAGTAGCCGCCCGTCCGATAGGACAGCTTGGTGGTGTCTGCGGCGACGACACGGTACGAGGAGATGGACGATCCCGCGCTCGCGTACAGCTCGAGCAAGACATCGGTGCTATCCGGAACGACAACCTTCACAGTCCGCGAGTCCGTGGCGCTCGTCCCATCGGTCGTGCCGAGAACCGTGCCGCTGCCGCGAATCTGAACGCCTCGGTTCTGGTTCGCACTCGAGGACGTCGCCATCGTGCCCTCAGCCACGAATGCCGAGCGCCCGCCGACCAGCAGCCCGTTCGCGGCGACCGCGGCGGCGATGTCGGTTTCGGGGAACGCCGGGTCAATCTTGAACCCAGTCACCTTCTCATAGGAGTTCTGCGAGAGCTGCTGAGTGCCGGACTTGAGCACGCCTTGGCGTGGAGGGGATGACGTCCACAAGACGGCGCCGCCGCTGCTGACCTTTTTGACCACCATCCCGCCGGCGCTAACCTTCTTGATCAGGCCGACGCCCGGAAAGCTGATCTTGCCGGCCATCACACACCCCGCAGATAGATTGTGTTCGCGGCCTCGTTCGCTCCGTTGTTCGTCGCCGCGTTGTACTGAGCTTCGGTACCGACCCACACTTTGAGCGTGGCGGGTGTGCCGTTCTTCGATCCCTGCATGGCGGTCGCCGCCTTACCGAGGTCGTTCCGGACCGTCTCCGCTAAATCCGCGTCCGGGATCCCCGCCGCCGGCTTCACATACGCGTCGTCGATCTTCTGCTTCGTCCCGGCATCCAGATCCGTTCTGGGGATCCCAGCCGTTGGCTTCTGGTAGGCGGAGTCCGCCTTATCCAGCGACGCCTTCACTCCGGCGGTCATCGTTTCGTATGGCCAACCACCGTGGAACTCGGCCAGATTCGCGATTCCCGCGCCCTTGATGATGTCATCGGTCACCGCTTCCGCCAGGTGCCCATAGGCCACGGACCCCGACGCCAGGTCTGGTGATTCGGCCGTCCCGGCTAACACCCCGGTGATCTTGATGCCGCCGCGCGCCTGGTCAGTCGCCGCCGGAACACCGGTGAGGGCGTTGTCGGCACGCGACAGTGCGTCCTGGATGTCTGGGGCGAGATGTTGACGAAGCCAGCCGCCGGCAGGCGCACCGGTCTGGGCGTGCTCCGCTGCGGCCTCGGCGAGTTGCCGCGCGGTGTTTGCGGCCTGTGCGGATGCGTCGGCGGCCCCTGCGAAACCCTCGGCGGCGTCTTCATGGCCGGCCGCTGTGGTCGCCGCGGTCTCCGCCCCACCGCGCGCGGCTTCTGCTGCCTGCCGATCAGCCGCCACGGCCTGCTGAAGTGCAGTTGTCACCTGAGTCGCAGTATCCGTCGCTGCAGTGCTGGCCGCAGATTCGGCGCCCGCTCGGGCCGTCTCGGCAGCCTGGCGGTCGGCGGCCACGGCTTGCTGCAGGGCCGTCATGACGATCGAGGCGGCGTCGGCAGCTGCAGTGCCGGCCGCGGATTCGGCACCAGCACGCGCCGATCGTGCCGCGCCCTCGTGCTCTCCCGCAGTCTGGGCGGCGGCCTCCGCTGCCAGCCGGTGTTCGTCGGCGTCGTCGCGGGCGCCCTCTGCGGCGCCTTGTGCGGCTACGGCGACTTCTGCCCGGGAGCGGGCATCGGCGCTCGCGTTCTCGGTGGCGGTCCGGTCCACGCCGGTCGCTGCCCGGTCCTCACCGGTGGCAGCTCGATCGGCAGCGGTCGCAATAGCTGCAGCGCGGGCGTCGGCCGCGTCGGTACTCACCTCAGCGCGGACAGCGGACGCCCCGTCGGCAACCACACCCTGGACATACGCCTCGGCGGTCTCGGCGCGGTCGGCGGCCGACTCGGAGCGGACAGCACTCGCCTCGGCGCGGTCCGCGTTCGCCCGCGTCTCCGACACCACACCAGGCTCATGCGCGCTGTAATTGTCGAGGAGCGTCGCGAATGAGATCGGCTCATCCGAGGACGGGATACTGACATCCCACGACTGCACCCACGAGCCCATGCTGATCTCCAGCACGGCGGGTCCCGGGTCGAGGTCGGTCATCGTGAAGTGGCCGTCGACGATAGCGACCGTGTGCGCGAGAACCGGTGCGATCGTGCCTGTGCGCGAGTACGCCGGACGCAGCACCGTCGAAGTCATCGCCGCAACACCGTCTCCGCGGCCGCCGCCGATGTCGGTGATGTCGGCGATCAAGTCAGTCATAGTTGCCTCCGTCCACGGGATCACTCGTGTCGTTGCCGGGTCCGCTCGCATCCAGATCCCAACGGTTAACGCTCAATCCAGACCAGCGGTCTCCGCCGAGCACCATCCACCGGCCCTGGCCGTGGGCGAACGACACGCAGACGACGATCTTCCCGGCCAGTGCTTGAGGGACAACGATCGTGTGCGAGATCGTGTTCGAGACCTTGATGTACTCGAGCGTGGCGTCGAATCGCCGTTCCGAGTACAAGGTTCTGGTGTCCCTGTTCCATGCGGACAGATAGATCTGTGCGGGCAGGCCCGCATCCAGACTTCCTCTGCCGTCCGTTGTGACCTGTGCGTCCAGCCTCCAGGTCCCCGACTTCTCGAGCAGGATCCCGTACCGCTCGTCCCCGGAACCGTGGAAGAGCCCCTTGAACGGACTGGCATTCTTCGGCTTCGGGCCCATCGGAGTATCGAAGGGGATCGCTCGCGCGTACCCGTTCAGGCCGCCGCCGTTGACGTTCCAGTTCTTCGACATCACGAGATTGCAGTAACCGGAGACCTTTTCGAGCTCGTTCAAGCGCCACTCGACGTCTCTCTGCGCGTCTCGGAATGTGTCGAACGGTGTGTAGTTGCCCGACAGCCAGTTGCCGAAGAACTCCCTGATGAATTCATCGGCCATGTCGCGCATGTCGCCCCAGCCGGAGTCGGGCCGGCCAGACGACCACTGATCAGGTGACGTCACGTCGAGAAGCCTCCTGCCGTTTGCGGCGGCGGTCCTCCTGCTGCTCGCGCCACAGCGCCCACAGCATCGGCGCGTACACCAACGCACCGAGGGTGTAGATAGCCAGCCGGATAGGTTGCCTGCCTGGATAGTCGAGCGATACCCACGATGAGACGGAGATCTGCGCCAGAACGAGCGCGAGCACGATCGACTTCGCCGCGTAAATGCGGCCGACCCTGTTGCGCTCCCACGGCGACCGGATGACATACAGCAACGTGAATGAGGCCACCATGACCGCAAGCACAAGCAGGGCGATGTTCGCCGCGTCCTTCATTTGGTCGAACCTCCCCACGACTCGATGAGCTTCTCCGTGTAGCCATTGCGTTCGAGTTCCCTACGCAGCACCCGCGCCACCTTCTTCGCGTCCTCTGACTGCACCTTGACCTCGAGGCGCTGTTGCTCGGCATGCGCGTGCTGCTCGGCGGCCTCCTGGGCCTGCCGGCGCGCGTCATCGACGTCCTTACTCCACGGCCACTTCATGGCGCCCGCCCCACCACTTCGTGAATCGACTGACTCGCGTGCGCGGCCAGCTGCGATGCGACCTTCTGCTCAGCGATCGTGTCCGCCAATGTTCGGATCGTGTCCTGGTCAGCCTGCTCACGCCCCTGCGAATGCGTGATCGCGTCGTCTTTGAGGCGCATGATCTCGCGGTGCGCTGGCCCCCAGACGATCCAGCCGCGAACCAGAGCTAGGCCATGAAGAAGGGCGAGCACGATCACGACAGTGACCACGCTCGCCCCTTCCCACGCTGAGGGTGCGAGGATCTCCATCACTCTCCCCGAGGAACGTTCCTGCGGGTGTATGCCTCCAGCTCGTCGATCTGCTTGTCGGTCACGCCGTTCGGGGTGAACTTCACGCCAACGACAGTGCCGAGCGAGGCAAGCACCAGACCGCCCACCACAACCTGGTCAGGCAGGTTCACGCCGACAGAGATCACCGTCCACAGCACGGCCACGACAGCGGCCACTGCCGTGGTGACTGTGTTGGCGTACTTCTTCACCAGCGGCTGCTCCGCCATCTTGGCGCGCAGCACATCGAGGATCGGGTTGGGGTTCATCACTTACCTGCCTTCGGGTCGCGGAAGCCGGGGATCTTCAGTGCGGCACCGATGGCGCCGAGAGCGTCGGTGACTGTGCGGCCGCCGAGGAAGTCGAAGCCGGGGTACTCACCCACGACTGGGCTTCCGGTCAGCTGAGCGTTCGTGTCCTGGTCATGCGTGAGCGCCACGGGTCCTCCTGGGTTCTTCGGCGGGTTGAGGACGTCGTTCACCATCTGGGCGAACACGTCGTAGGGGAAGTTCTTGCCGGGATCGGTGTGGTCGGTGCCGCCCCACGCCCGGGTGTCGTCGTGCCCGAGGATGCCGGGCAGGCTGCGGGTGTCTACCTTGCGGACCGGGAAGCGGTAGGTCTCGCACCAGTGGGCGACGACGGTGGCGCCGGCGCGCAGCATCTTCCGCTGGTCCAGCCACTGCTGCCGAGTCCAGTCGGCGCGAGCCGTGAAGCAGATGTGCAGCAGGATGTTGTTTCCCTGGTTGCCCGACGACCAGGTGATCCAGTCGTCGGTGTTCTCCCGCAACCGCTTCCCGGTCAGGTCCACGATCACGTGGTACGAGCCGGTCTGCGAGGTGAGCTGGTAGTTCGCCAGGTTCTCGGCGGTGATGGTCGGGTTGCCTTCGGAGGTGTGCACGCACACGCCCTTGAGGCCCGTCACCGAACGCGGTCCGCCGAAATCGAAGCGCGGTGACCAGTCGACGTCGAAGTAGGTCATGCTGTGCCCTCTCGGTCTTCACGCCCCGCTGGGGAGCTGGTGGGCTTGGTGAGCGCTGTGATGAACTCCGCGCGCTGTTCCGCTGGTATCTGGATGCCGGTGCTGGCGATCGGTACCCACTTGCCGGGGTTGTGTGGGTGGATGGGACCGGACTTGGGTGCCTCGTATCGGTCGAGCTGCTCACCGGTGGGGCGGAACCCGAGTCGCTCGATCTGCCGGCCGAGTGCGTTCAGCTCATCGGGTTCGAACTTTGCAAGTACCCCGGGGAACTGCACGTGCATGAACGCGTACGCGTACGGGTGCATGTCCGGTGGGATCGCGGCGAGCAGTTCGGCATTGAGGTCTTCTGTGTCGGACACGGGTGCTCCTTGTCAGGTAGAGCTCGATATCTGGCGGACAGCGCCGGTCAGGGTGTTCACGTAGCGCAGGGCCCGGGTGCCGTCCGGCTCGAGCGCGCGGTAGTCGCCGACGGCGAGCTGCCATGCCGGCGCTTCGGTTCGCGACCAGGAGCGGCGGGCGGCGGAGATGTTCGACAGCCAGATCCGGTTGCCGATCTCGAATCCGGCGCTGATGCCGACATCGATGTGCCGGCCCATCGCGTAGGGAGCGTTGTCGTCGGCTTCGGCGGCGAAACTCACGTAGCCGCGGGTCTTATGGAGCCCAACGCGTCCAACCTGCAGGCCAGACGGCGACACTGCGACGCCGCCGCCGGTCTCGAATCCGGACTTGTGCGAGTACGGTCCCATGCGGGCCTTGCGCTGGTGATCGGTGAACACCGCCCACGCGAGAATCACGTCCTCGACAGCCTTGTCGAAGATTCCGAGCGTCAGCCACGGCATGCCGATCGCAGTGCCGAGCAACCCGAGCAGGATGTTCGAGATCAGCTTGGCGCCTTGGTTGATCGCGTCAGGGCTCTTCCCGCCCGTCATCATGGTGTGCTCGATCGGCTTGTGGATCGTCATCTTCGACCGCAGCCCGACGTGCTGGCCGCGGCGGAAGATCGGCCACGGCGCGTTCGGGTCGACATTGTTCGGGTCGTCGTTGGGATCGGCGACCGTCACAGTCTCCGATGTGCCGTCGGGGGCGATGATCCGCACCAGGTCCCGCAAAGGATCGAGAATCGTGCCAGTCACACCTGACGCGGCCCGCCGACGCACGACGTCGAACACAAGGGTTGGCCGAGACAAGGTGAAGTGACTCGGGCACGGCTGCGGATCGCCCGGGAGCCACAGGTCCGCGGTAAGCTGCAAGCCCGCATCCTCAAGGGTCGGCTTGACCAGGTCGTAGAAGCAATCCATGCGCGCGGACAGTGCGCACCACTCTCCGACTCCGTCGCGTTCGGCGATGTACGGGATCATCACCATCGGCCACTTCGCGTTGTCGAAGTTCGCTTTCCAGTTGGCCGCGTTCCAGATGTCGAAGAAGGGGATCCACCCGGGCTGCTGCTCGCGCAGCAGGTTCCGGTGGGCGTACCCCTTGATGACCTTGATCGAGTTGCCGAACTGGGTGTCTTCTTTTGGCGCCTGGGTCGCGAGAGGGGCCATTGTGTTGGGCCAGCACTGCCAGTGCTTGGCCTCATCCAGGATGTGGAGCGCGATCGGTCGCACGATCAGATTGCCGTGCTCGTCCTCCTCGACCTCAATATCCTTGACCTTGTAACACTCACGCTTCCATCGGGTTTGGAACACCAGGAAAACGTCGTGATCGAGTGTCTGCGCATCGATCAGGAACTGCGCGAGATCGTCCTCGCCCGGGATACCTACCGCGGCCTCGCCGGCGTCGTTACAGATGTCCTCCCAGTCGGCATCGTTCTCACCGAACACCTCGCCGACAAGCTGAAGGAACCGGTCGTAGATGAACACCCGGTCGCGTTCGTTGCTGGCGGCTTGTTCCGCCTCGAACCGGGCATCGATGGCGGCGAGGCCTGCGTCGAGATCGACGCTCATGGATCACCCCCAGGGCATTTGGTGGTAGCGCGGCATGAAGCAGCGCAACTCGGCAGGGCCGGGCGAGTTCTCGACTCGCACGGGCAGTTCGGTCGGCGGCGTGCCGGGTGGGATCTCGAACTGGAAGTTGACGCCCCGCATGGTTGGCCACACGAATGCGCCCGACGCCGAGGACAGCGTTTCGAAGTTCTGCCGCGTCCGAACCTTCCAGACCGCGGTCTGCGCCGGAACCGGCACGACTCGGCCCGACAGCGCATCCGGCAGGAACCATTTACCTGGAGTACCGCCCCACTCCACCCACAGCGGAACATCCGTCGGGTTCGACACGAGGATGGTGCCCTCGTGCGTGCCGGTCGGACACTCGAACTTCGAGACCTCAACGCCCGAACGCAGATACGGCCAGCATGCGACCGCGACCATCTCGAGATCGATCTTGGTGGTCTGCATCGACAGTCGGCCATCGATCGTCATCTGCCGATCCAGACGTGCACTGATCTTGCGGGCCTGGCCGCGGGCGTTGCGAACCTCGAAATCGAGATCCGCATCCTGTGACCAAGCCCGATTCCAGGCGGCGTGCAGCTCCTCGAAATCGCGGCGGGTGCGAGCCTGTAGCCGCACCCGGAAGTCGAGGAGACGCTCCTCGATTTTCGCCATCCGCGGTGTCGAACCGACCTGGTACGCGCGCGAGGTGCGTGTCGCGGTGAATGGTGGGGCGGTGAATAGGGCGTCGAGGCCGCCGACGATCCACGCATCCTTCGCCAGGTTGCGTGGACCGCCGAGCGGCCACACCGATCCATCCACACCGCGGATGAGAACGGAATCGTTCAGACTCACCGCTGACCCCCGTCGTAACGGCGGCTGCGCTGACGCTGGTTCGACCAGATACCGACCTCGTTCATCGTTTCTCTGTCCGCCTTTCCGTAGACGTTGACGGTGTCGCCACCCACCCCGACAGGGGCGTACTCGAGGGACGACAGAGCCGACGCCGGCATCACATCGGCGGGTGCGGCGGTCGACTGCTGCATTCGGTCGAGCATCGGAACCAGCTGCTCGAACGCCTCCGTCTGCCGAGGCGAAAGGACGCGTTCCGGGTGGATAATGTCCTTGAGCAGGTAGCCCTTACCGCTCGCGATACCGCCCTCGTCGTAGACGCTGGCCGGTGAGAACCACCGCCTGACCCAGTCGACGAGCGACTCCGGTTGTGGGGTCGCAGCCGGGGTGTCTGCAGGCGACTGCGCACCCGGGGTGGGAGTGCCGTCGAAGCTGGCCTCATTGCGGCCATCAACTTCATCCGAGCGGCTTCGGCCCGTGTCATCGACGAGCTTCAGGCCTTCGAACTGGCCTGAGATTCCGGCGATGCCGAGCAGATCGTCGCCCCACTCCGCGAGGAGTGACGACCCGATCTGCGTCCCGACCCCACCCCAGTCGATCTCGGCCGCGTACTGGCCGGCGGCGTCGAGGTTCGCTTGAGCCGCCATTGCGGATTCTGCGCTGATCAGGTGGGGAACCAGCGCCTCCCATGCCGCTGTCTCGGCAGGTGAGAGAACCCGCTCGGGCTTGATGACGTCCTTCGCCAGAAGGCCCTTGCCGTATGCGAGACCACCGTTGTCGAAGACGCGGTCGACCCAGCCTCGGGCTTCACCCATTCGTTGGCCGTAGCGATCCGGGAAGGCGGACACCTGGACGCCCTGTGCCACCGCACCCGGGTCCATGTCCCGCCAGTTCGGGAACTTGCGCGTCATGGCGTTGAAGAACAGGGCTGCGGAACCGTACGGGTTCATCCGCTCCGTGAGGGTGCCCCATCCTGCCTGGCGCTGCTGGAACAAGCCGACAGAGTCGTGATCTGAACCGACGGCCTCGTGAGGGTAGGACAGCGAATCCGGTACCCCGGCATTCGCATACATCCGCAGGGCGGACTCGACAATGGCTGTCGCCACGCCGATAGTCGCACCCTCCTTGCCCAGCGAGCGGTCCTTGGCTGCTCGAACGATCTCCGAGACGTACGCCTCGGCGTTGCCGCCGTACGCGCCGAGAGCGACAGCGCCGGTGGTTTCCGCTTGATCGGCCTTGCCGAGGAGGAACTCCTTGGCCTTGTCCTTCAGCGTGCCGAATGCCTTCTTCGGGAACTGCCCGATCGTCGACCCACCGAACTCGGGGATCGCGTTGCCGATCGGATCGACGACGGCATCGAACAGCTTCTCGACCGTCCACCGCAGCCCGCGACCGATAGCTCTGGTTGCAGCACCAAACGTCCGCGACAACCAGTTGCCGTCGGGGCCGTCGGAGTCGCCGAGTGGAGACGCTGCCGCGACGTGCACGTGGTTGCGGTGCTGGCCCATCGTCCCGGCTCCGTAGAAGCCGAATCCGTCGCCGACGTCCTGCCCGTTCTTGATGTTGCCGTCGAACGGTGAGTGGATCAGCTCGAGCAGTTGCGGACCGTAGTTGTCGTGGAACCACTGTGCCGCCCCACGCATCTCCGGTGTCGAGTCGGTGCCGTTCGAGAAGTCTACGGCCAGCCCGGATCCGTGATGATCGTTCGTGTTCCGGAATGTCGAGGTGATCGACATCATCGGGAAGTGCTCGCGAACCAAACCTGAGATCGAGTCCACGACACCACCGCCAGCGAATCCACCGAGGTAGGACTGCACCGCTGGAACACCGCCGCGGGAGGCGGCGGAGTTCATCGCATCGAACGAGCCGCGTCCGATCGCCCGAACAACCTCCGGACGGGCGATGCCCTCGCCCCCGGACAGGTCGATCGCCGCACGGCCGTCAGTGGAGACGAACCGCATGTTGTCGACGCCGGGCGAGTAGCCGGGCAGCACCGATGTGCCGGACGCGTACCCGCCGAGCCAGTCGGGCTTGTACTCGTCGAGCTGGCCGAGACCGACCAGTCCAGCGACCTTGTTCCAGGCCTCGCGGATGCCGTTGTTGTACACCGAATCGATGACGAACTTGATCGGCGCCGCGACTGCTTTGCGGACTCCGTCCCACACCTTCTCGATGAACTTCACGGCCTCGTCGAACGCGGTCCGGACGTATCCGAGACCAATCTTGATGCCGTCGAACGCCTTCTGAATGACGTTCTCCCAGACCCACTTGATGCCGTCGCCGAGCTTGTCCCACACCGGCTTGATGAGCGTGTTCCAGACCCAGCCGAAGAAGTCACCGACGACCTGCAGCGCGATCTTGAGTCCGTCCCAGGCAGGGCGAATCACGTTCTCCCACACCCAGGCGATGCCTGCACCCAACGCGTCCCACACCGGCTTGATCAGGGTGTTCCACACCCAGCCGAAGAAGTCACCGACAGCCTGCAGGCCAGCCTTGAGTCCGTCCCACGCGGGCCGGATGACGTTCTCCCAGACCCACTTGATGCCGGCCGCGAGACCATCCCATGCGGGCTTGATGAGTGCCGACCACACCCAGCCGAAGAAGGCGCCGAGTGCTTGCAGGCCCATCTTGATCAACTCGAACCCGGGTCGCAGGTACGTCTCCCACACCCAGATCGCGATGTTGCCGATCAGGGTGAAGACACCCTTGAGCATTTCCCACAGCAGCACTGCAGCGGTCATGACGATGGCGATCGCAACCTTGAAGATCGTCTTGATCTGGTCCCAGAACGTGGTGACCAGGACGATGATCAAACCCAGCGGGCCCATGACGATCGGCAGGATCAGCTTCCAGTTATCCCTGATGAACGAGATGACATTGCCGAAGATCTCACCGATCTTGGCGAAGACATCCTTGATGAAGTCCCAGGCCGTCGACAGGGCTCTGGTGATGCCGGTCCAGACCTTCTCCCAGATCTTCTTGCCGAGTTCCGTCTTGGTGAAGAACCAGATCAAGGCCCCGACGAGGGCAGCGATCGCGACGATGACCAGCGTGATGGGCGAGGTGAGCGCCCCGAGGGCAGTGCTGAACGCCCAGCTCGCGGCCGTTCCCAGCATCAGCGCGATACGGTGCGCCGTCAGCGCGATCGTGTTGCCGCTAATGCTGGCGGTCGACCGTTTGGTCGCTGCGATGAACACGCCCTGCGCCACCGACGCTGCGAACATTGTCGCGTTCCACGCGGTAATCACGACGCCGGCGACCTTGACCGCGCCCACGACGATCAGGAGTAGCGGTGCCAGTGGCGCCATCTTCTCGATGATCGTCGCCAGATGTGGCGCTACCACTGCGAGGATCTCCGACCACGGCGTGAACGCATCAACCAGCCCGGGAATGATCGGAGCAAGATTGACGAGCGCTTCACCGAGTGCCGGCATCAGCACCCGCGCCATGTCCATCAGCCCAGGTATGGCGTCCTGGATAGCCTGCCCCATCGCGGAGAACCCGGGCGCAAGCCCGGATGCGGCCTCTGCACCGAACCCGCGGAACAGCTCGAACAGCGGGCCGACGACGGAGCCGATGTTGGCGAACACCTGCTGGACCCGCTCGAGCGAATCCCGCAGATCGTCGGCGGTGATGTTCTTCAGCTTCTCGCCGATGCCGACCAGCCATCCGTTGATGCCGGCCCCGGTGTCAGCGAAGGTCTGGGCTGCGGTTCCGAGGACGCTGATCAGGCCGGAGAACACCGAACCGAGGCCGCTCTTCTCGCCATTGAGATGCTGGAAGAAGCGGGTCGATCCGTCGATCATCCGGTTCCAGCCTTCGAGCGCGGCCGGGCTGGAGATGGACTGCACGATCTGAGAGCCGATGTTGCCGAACGTGGTCGCCAGCAGGCCGAGCTTCGGCTTAAGCTTGTCGACCAACCCGCCAGCCGCGGTGAACGAGTCGGTCATCGCGGCACTGAACCGGTCGGTGACTTCTTCGCGCAGACCCTTGAACGCCTGCAGCAGTGGCGAGAGTCGCTGGCCGATCATGTCCGCGAACGGGTCATCGCTGGCAGCTGACTGCTGCGCGTCCGCGATGCCCTGGTAGGCGTCGGCGACCGCCTCAGCGGCGTCAATGTTCGCCTGGGCCACGTCCTTCTGCGTCTGCGCCGCGTCAGCCTGGGCCTCGCGCAGTTGCTCTTGCGCGTCGACCTCACGCTCCTTGGCGTCGACGACACGGTCGGAGCCCTCGATGCCCTTGGCCTGCGCATCAGCGATCTCGGCGCGCTGCTGCTCGTTCGATTCCTTGATCTCCTCGAGGGCCGCCTCGGCCTCACGAACCCCGAACTCTGCTCTCCACAGGTCGGTTGCGTCCGAGTCGCGGTTGCCCTTCGTCTCGCGCAGATTCTTCCGGGCTTCGACCAGCGCCAGCGTGGCGCCTTCCTCGCTGCGGTCCAGCCCAGCGAGGGTCCGCGCGTAACCTTCGGCTTCACGTTTGGCTTCCTGCCGCGCCTTGGTGACCCCCTCCTGCGCCTCCTTGACGTCTCTCTGCGCCTTGACGACTCGCTTCTCCGCGTCAACGATCTGCCGGGCGCCCTGCTCTGCGGTGCGCGTCTGCGACTTCTTTGCGTTCTCGACTGCCTTCATCGCCGACGCCGTCTTCGACGCCGACGTATCGACAGCCTTCTGCGACTTGTCCCACGCCTTCGCGCCGTCAGACAGACCGGAGAACGCCATCTTGGCCACACCTAGTGCGGGGCCGAGGATGCCGGCCGCGGCGGCCGCGACCGTTCCCATCGCGGCAGCAATCGCCGTGAGGCCGGCCACCATCGGGCCGGTGGCGAACGAGGTGACCACGAAGCCGAGAGCCGACACCGCACCGAGTGCGACGGCAGCCCCGACGGTCACCATGCCGAGAGCGCGGCCGATACGTGTCAGGACGCCAACCAGCTTCGCGACAGCGGCCATCACCAGCAGGGCCGCGGTGACACGGCCGATGTTTCGGGCCAGCGCGCCGGCAGCCATCGCAGCCAGCTTCAGCAGACCCGCGAGCTTCGCGACACCCGCACCGGTCATCACCTTCAGCAGCGAGGTACTGACGAGCAGGCCCGCGCTGAAGTGCTTCAGCATCCGCGCTGCCAGCCCGATGCCGGTCGCGGCCACTCCGATGTTCTTGATGACCGAACGGGCGGCGTCGTTGGCGACCGTGAAACCCACAACCGCCATCCGCATTCCGCTGCCAATGGCTGAGACGAAGCCCGCGGCGAAACTGCGGCCCTCTTCTCGTCCTCGCGACTGCGAACGCATCGTCGCACTCATGCCGCCGACGAACCGAGAGCCAGCAGTCCGGCCGCCGCTCTCGAAACTCGACGTCAGCCTCTGGATAAGCGATTCGCTGTCCGCTTCGGCACGACGGCTGTCGAGCCGCGTCTCGATTCGTGCGACCCGAGTTGCTGCGGTCGAACGCTTCAACTCCGCGGCGTTCAGGGCGTCAGCCGCAGACCGGCTGTTGCGCTTGGCCTTGGCGACCTTGTCCTCAGCGGCAGCGAGCCGACCGGCGTCGGTGACCCCCTTGCTGCGGAGCGACTGCAGTTCCTTCTCCGCCTTGACCACGTCACCCGTGGCCGCGGCCTCACGACGCCGAGCATCAGAAGCGCTCTTTGTCGCGCGATTCAGATCAGCCTTGGCCTTGGCGAGCCTGCGCTGATCGACCTCGACGTCGATCTCGTGCTTGACCGGGTTGCTCTTGATCGCAGCGCGGACACGCTTGAAGTAGCCCGTCATCGACGGCAGGACATTGAGGAATGTCTGTCCCGACTGAATGTCGGCCATGGCTCACCCCCTGGGGTTCGAGTAGCGGCGCGTGTAGCGCTTGCCGAGGAGTTGGGAGGCGATGTCGTCGTGCTCGCGGAGCGTCTGCCGCTCCTCAGCCCTCTCGCGGGCGGTCTGCGGGCGCGGCAAGTTCTGCGGCGGCTTACCGCCCTTGCCCTTGAATTTCGGGGACGCACCCCACACGGCGTGCTCGATACGACGGGTGCTGTCGACGATCGCCGTCATCATGCTGTTCTGGTACGTCCAACGCTGCAGCGAGGGACGTTTCACTGGCGGCGGGATCTTCCCCTCCGCTTCGAGGGCGAGGATCCGGTCGGCGCGTTCGTCGTCGTCGAGGATCGCGCACTCGTAGAAGCCGCCCTCCGGGAGTGCCGGCAGGAGCCGAAAGAACTTGTTCCACGACAGGTTCGCGTGGTCGCGGATCCAGTCGGAGATGTCCGCCTGGTTGGGCATCGCCCACATGTCCTTCTCGATTGCCGCGCCGTAGCGGTTGATCTCGTCGACGAGGTAGGCCCAGCCCTGGTCGGGTGGGATGAGGATCCCGAAGTGTTCACGAATGTCGTCGACCAGATCGGCGAGTTCGCTGATCGGCCGGCGAGCGTAGTACGCGAGGATGGTGTCCACAGTGTCTTCGTCGACGAGCAGATCAAGTTGGTCGTGGACGGACGCGGTGGTGTCGAGTTCGGCGACGTCGTGACCCGGCGGGGCCTCGATGATGACTTCGACGTCTTCGTCGAGGCGGACGAAGAACGGGCCGACGGCGTCATTCACGAGGATGTCGAAGAACGATGCCGCCGACCCGTTTTCGTCGGCGTTCATTGTCAGCGGCGGCCGTTGCGGCGGCGGTCGCGGCTGCGGCGCTGCGAGCGATTCATCGCCGCTTCACCGTCGAAGATTCCGAAGTGCTGCGACATGGCCCGGATGACGTCGACGAGCGTGTCCGGGTGCTCGGGGCCGAGGTAGTCCGCGACCTCGGTGTACTGGTCACCGAGGAACAGCTTGAGGATGCTGCGGGACGTCTTGGCCTCTTCGATGTCCATCACGGTGTCCGAGTCCGGCTCTTCGACGGCGAAGACCGGCGACTCGCCGATCTGGAATCGGAAGGGCGCCTTCGTCTCGCGGCGTTCTCCACCGAACCGCTCGACGTTGCGGTCTTCGAAGCTGGTCACGTTGTCGAGTTCGTTGCTCACTGCTGGCCTCCGTTGCGGCGGGTGGTCTTGGTCTTGGTTGCGGCTTCAGGTGCCGCGGCCTCGGCGGGCTGTTCGACGGGGGTGCCGATCACCGCCGTTTCGGCCGGCGTCTCCAACGGCTCCTCGGCCGGGGTCTCGGCGGCTGGCTCCTGCGGTGCCTCGACGTATCCGGAGGCGAGGAGCTGCCGATGCTCGCGGTACGAGCCGGGCGTGTATGTGCGACCGTCGGGGGCAACGAGCTGGGTTGGTGTCCAGTCGTCCTTACGGAGGGGCTTCATCGTGGGCATGGGTGCACCAGGCCTTTCGTTGTCGGATGGGTGTGTTGCGCCGGGCCCTGTTGGCCCACCCGGCGAGGGGCGGGCCCGGTGCACGTGGGGTGTGACAACCCCGCGCCGGGTGGGTATATGAGTCGCCGGTAGTGAGCGATTACGGGCGGCTAGAGCGTCGGCGTCATCGCGTACGTCTGACCGCCCTGATACAGCCAGTGGCCGAGTACTTGGTAGGACTGCGCATCGATCGGCGGGCCGACGTTCGTGAATGCGATGTCAGTCAGGAACGCGGTCATCGCGGCGCTCTGGAGGTAGGACCCATTCGCCTGGGAGTGGTCGCCTCCATCGCGGACGTCGAGGCGATCGTCGGACAGCAGCCCCGAGTAGATCGCCCGCAGTGGGTCGGCGCCGCGGATCGCACGCGGGACGGTGGTATCCGCGGTGCCGACGAGCTGTAGGACCTTCTTCCCATCCCACAGCGACGGCATGAAGTTCATCGGGTCGAAGTCCGCCGCCTTCGTGACGAACTCGTCGTAGTTCGCCGCCCCGTAAGCGTCGAGAATCGTCTGGCCGAAGTACTGCCCCGTCGGTTTGAGCGAGCCGTTGACACTGTCTCGGGTGCCGTAGGTGAGCGTCTGCACGCCGGAGTTGACGATCAGCCCCACGCACTGGGCGGCGATCGGCGAGCGCAGGTACAGCCACGGCGCGACCACGCCGCCCATTGACCGGCCCAGCGGGACCACGGGACCGATGTCGATCTTCGTGGCCGCCCATTCGAGGTAGGCGACGTACGCGGCGCGCGCGTCGGCGTTGCCCCAGTTGTTCTGGCCCGCGGTATCGGTGAGTCCACCGGATCCTTCGACCCACGCGCCGCCGTGGTCGATGATCCAGTCCCGTAGTCCCGCCCAGGCGGCCAACGTCGCGAACTGGTTGTACGCGCCGCCCGCGCCGTGCGAGTAGAGGATCGTCGGGATGTCGGCGTCGTTTTTGCGGGAGTCGGCCACCGCGTATGCCGCGGTGCCGTATCCGGTCGACGTCGTCGTGTAGACGGTGTAGGCGGTACCGCTCGAGGTGGCCGGCATCAGCTCACGCCCCAGCGACCCCGCAGGTAGGTCGTCATCTTGGCGTCGTCCTCGGCGGAGACCGTGCCCTGGACGTAGATCAGTTCACCGACGTGCCCGGCGAACCACGAGGAGAGGTTGCCGCGACCGCCGACCATGAGACTTGAGGTCTCCATGTTCGTTCCCGTGCCGCCGGAGGCGATTTGGGTGCCGTCCGTGGTGATCGTGGATGTGCCCGTGTAGACGAGCTTGTGTCGGTGGACGAGATTGTCTGCACTCGGAGATACGAGGTTCGAGCCGCGCGAAATCGCGAACCCGACCGACGACCGGTAGAAGCCGAGACGGGTTCCGGAGTTGTCCACGCTGAGGCCGTCGAGCATCCACTGCGACGAGGAGAGGGTGGCCGCGGTCCACTGGCCCACCACGTAGACGGTCCAGACCCCCGTGTAGGAGTCGATTGCGGCCCGCATGTTGTCGTCGGTGCCATCGAACTGCACACTCTTGTGTCCGTTCAGGCCGGACGCGCGTAGGAGTGGTCGAGAACCGGAGGTGGCCTGGATCATGTGGCGCCCGTGGCCAGACAGGTCGTCCCACTGTCCGACCGCGGAATCCGCTGAGCCCTGGAGCGTCTGGGCGTCATACCAAGCGCTGAGGTTCGGCAGCATCGCTGGCGACCACGGCACCGGAGCCGCCTCGACATAGGTGATCTCGTCGCCGTCGCGGATGTTGATCGGGACCGCGCCGAGACTGACCGACTGCACCCAGTTGACCGGGCCCGCGTAGTCGGGCCGCGCCGCGGTGAGGTTCGAGCCGATCAGCACGCGCCGCACGACACCCTCGGGGGCAAACGCCACCAAGCTCGAATCGACGATCTGCTGCACCGCGTTCGACGCCGACGACTCCGAGTTGGCAATACTGGCGGCAATCGCGTCCGGCCCATAAGTGGCGTTACCGACCTCGAGGACCTTCTCGCCGATCCGCTCCTCGACTACAGCCGGGAGGCCAGTCCCTTCCACCTCGTCGTCGAACGACACAAGTCGCTTGGTCATGCTCACGCTCCCGTCGCGTAAAGGCCAGAACCAGGCGGCGACTCCACCAACCCGGCCGGAATGTCATACAGCCCGGATGATGTGGACTCCACCGGCGGCGGGCTCATCATGAAAAGCCCGCCGCCAGCAGGTGTCTCGTCAACCGCCGGGCCAACTAAGGGTTTACGACGATGGACAGCGGCTTCAGCGCAGAACCCGACACACTGTCATCGACCTTCACCGTGAAGTTCGACGTGCCAGCCGCAGTCGGGGTACCGGTGATGACACCAGCCGAGCTGAGCGTCAGACCCGCCGGCAGCGTGCCCGTGGCCACCGACCACGTCTTCGTGCCCGTGCCGCCAGCAACAGCCAGCGTCTGCGAGTACGCCGTACCGACCGTGGCCGCGGGCAGATTGCCGGTCGTGACCGTCAGACCACCGCGGGTGAAGCCGGCGTCCTCGAGGACACGGTTCCAGCCCGGGCCACCGAAGTGGTGGCGGACCGCGACACCATGGTCGGTGTCGACCATCGCGTTCACCGTCGTCGGCCACGTCAGCGCGCCCTCGGCATCCGACAGGGTCTGCTCGCCGATCTCCGCAACCTCACCCGCGTACAGCTGGCGGCCGAGCCAGATCGTGTCGACGCCCTGGTTGAACTGGGCGATGAGCAGGTAACGCAGCTGGCGGATGTCACCGATCGCGGGCTGATCGAACGCGATCTCACCCGACTCCGCATGCGCGGCAACAGTGGACAGATCCACACCGAGGTTGTTCTCGATGTTGTAGCGGTTCGTCTCCAGACCCGTGAACTGGATCCCGGAGATGTCCGACGTGATGTCGGACTTCACGGGATTCGTGTAGCCGATCGCGTTGATGTCGGACTTCTCCATGTCACGCGTCAGCGTGATCGAGTCGTCCTTCAACAGCAGACCGAAATCGAAAGCGCCGTCCGGAAGTTCAGCGAGGTGCGAGTCTGCACCGTCAGTGATGTACTCGATCGGATCGACAGTCATCGGCATACCGAAGATGTGCATGCGTCGCGGCTTGAGGATCAGCTCGCGCTGATGCCGTGCCACCTCGAGTTCGGCAACGGATGTGGCCATGTGATGCCTCCTGGGCATGAGAAAGGCCCACAACACAGGTTGTGGGCCTCGTGGATGTTTGGGGTGTGCGCTAGATCCGCCAGGGCTTCTGCAGACTCAGCGCGTAGAACGCGACCTCTCGGCGGGCGTCCGGGTTCTCGTACGGCTCCGACTCAGGCGGGGTGTCCACCCGGCAGGAGTCGACACCGATCGGCTTCGGCTCGTCCTCGACAAAGATCGAGGCGTCGATGATCCGTTCCATGTAGTTCGCGACCCGGCGGGCCAGCAGCGAGGCACCACGCGGATCCGGGTGATGACAGGTGATCTGCACCCGCGGGTAGTCGCTGATCCCATCGTTGTGGCCACCAACCCGATTGATCTGGATGCCCACGCCGACCGCGTCCGGGTCATCCGCGTCATCCAGAATGGGCGGCTCGGTGTCCGTCTCCCCGAGCGGGGCGAGGTACACCATCAGCACCTCTTGGATGTCCGGGAACAGCGTCTCGTCCACAGCGACGACCATCAGTACCTCCGCTTCTGCGCCATCGCGCGCTGCGCGGCCTGCATCGCGTGCACCGGCCGCGACCGGCGGGTGCCGAGCAGCGCCGGCTGATTGCCGTCGCGGTAGGAAACGATCCGCTGCCCCGGCCGGCCATCCCAGCCGCGGGCAGGCTCACGACGCACCCTCGAAGCGAGCTGCCCAGTGCGGGCGTGCTTGCTCGCCTCCTTACGGAACGCAGCCAGACCAACATTCGCCATCCGCTCGGTCGCCTTCTGCACCGGTCGGGACGCCATGATCTTCTTCGCGTCCTTCGACGAGAACTGGAAACTGCCGGGCTTCGAACTAGCCATTGCCCACCTTCCAACGCTTCAGGTAGCCGGTGACGTACTCGGGCACACCCTCGTCGTCGAACCACGTCTGCAGATCACCATCGACGTGCAGCCGATCACCGATCCCATCGACGGCGAGGATGTTGTCGGTCGACTCCGGAAAACCCGGGGGCGCGTACAGCACCCACCGGGTATTCCGTTCGAGGGGCACACCCTCGGCCGACGACACCGGCTGCACCGAACACCCATGCCAGGGCGCGCCGATCTGCTGCTCTGCCATCACGCCACGCTTGGCTTGCACCCGCTTGATCACGCGAACCGTCTGGTTGCCGAGATCATCCATGTCAGTCCCCGAACGTGTAGGAAGGCTTCGCCGACAGTGAGATACCCAGCAGCTTGCGGTGGAACTCGGTGAAGACGAGGAGTTCGCCAGGGTTGGCGATCGTTCCGCTTCGGGACACGCCACCGGTGGCCTTGCTGAACGAGGTCAGGCCTGCATGCTTGGCCATGTCGAATGCGGTTCGGACGACTTGGACGACGACCAGTTGCGCTGTTGGATCCGTCGCGACGAGTTCGGGCTTGCCGTTCTCGATCCTGCGATCCTGGATCCATTTGCCGGCCGCAGCGATCATCGCCTCGATGTCGATCTTCTCGTCGTCGTTGAAAGGGCGCCGGCCGCGGCCAACATCGGTGGCTGTGGCGAACACGGTCATCGTGCGCCCCCTCCCTTACTGAGCGTCGAGTGCGTCGACGGCTGCGATGATCGCGTCCTTGTTGTCCATCGCGTCCACTGCGTCAGCCGCGATGCCGCGCGCCTTTGCGTATGCGGCCCACTTCTCGGCGGTCGCGGTGGCGCGAGGGCGGCGCAGCTGCTCGTCGGCCGGATTCGCCTGGGCTCCTGCCGCCTCCGCTTCGCCCTCGGTGTCCGTGGCGCCGTCCGCAGATACGTCGCCGTCCTGGGGCAGGTCACTGGCCGGGACGATCGCGCCAGCCTTGAGGAGCCGCTCGGCTTCGAGTTCGTCGAGGTCGGTGATCAGCGCACCGCGGCGGTGCTTGATCTCCTTGATCGCGCGACCCTGATCGTTGCGCTCGAGGATCTGGTTGAACCGCAGTGCGGTCAGCACATACTCGGTCACGGCGTCACCAGCCCGGTCAGCCACAGCCCAGCCTTGGGCTGGTCGAGAGCCATGCCACGCTCCTGGGTTGCGTCCGAGCGCCAGGTCTCACGCGGGCCCCCGTTCGGGCCGTTGCCCTCGGGGTAGAGCTCGGTGAAGGTCAGCGGGCGGGCGTCGCCGTAGAAGCCGATCGCGCCGCGCTCGAGGATGAGCGCGCGGTCGGCCGGCCATGCCTTCGACACGATGACGTTCAGGTTGTGGATCGTCTCGGGGAGGGCGCCGACGTAAGCGATGTTCTTGTCGGCGATGTTGCCGCGGTACACCTTCAGCAGATCGTCGTTGTCCATGAGGATCGGCATGAGAGCCGGGTTCATGACGATCGTGTCGGCTGCGAACTCGTAGCCCTCGTCGTCGCTGCCACCATCGCTGACACTCGGGGCCGCCTGCGAGATCTCGAAGATCGCGTCGGCGATGTCGCGGCGGGGTCGGGAGTTGGTCACGTCCCACGCGGTCGAGACGGGGAACGACGGGACGTTCGCGAGGACGGACTTCGCGGCGCGGTCGTTGGTGCGGATGAAGGTGTTCTTCAGCGCGGTGATCTGCCGGTTCACGTCGTCGATCTGATTCTTGCGAATCATGTCGAGGGTGACGCGAACGCCCTTGCCGCGCTTCGTCGAGAACACGACCTTCGGGGTTCCGCGGGACGCGTTCGAGACGGCGATCTCGGCGAACTCGGCGAGCTCGTCGATGTCGTCCGCGAGGAACGACGGGTCGCCCTCGTGGTAGGCGAAGACGCCGGAAGTGTTCGCGCCGGCATTGCGGAACAAAGCCTCGGCGATGAACTGGTTCTCGAGCAGCTTCTTGAGCTTGGTCGGGATGAGGAGCGGGTTCGCGAGGAAGTCGGCGACAGTCATCGCCGCACCGTCCGACCCGCTCACAACGGTTCTGGTTGCCATAGTGGTCTTCTCCTGTGGTGTGAGGGGATCAGGCGATCCGGATGAGGCCGACCGCGCCTGCGGCGACGCCCTGCGGCTGCGTGCAGATGCCGACGATCTCGGCTGCGGTGGCATCGGGTGCGGCGGGGCCGACCTTGCCGGCGCCGGTCGAGACGAGCCTGGCGCCGAACGTTGCTGCGGCCGAATAGGCCACCTTGGTCTCGGTGCCGGCGTAGGCGACGGACACGACGGTCGGGATCGGCATCGCGTTGATGACGGGCCGCCCGATCGCATCCACCGAGGTGCCGCCCTGCGCGGTCTCCGGACTCTGGCCATCGGTGAGGGCGACGCCGAGCACCTTGACGCTGTCCGCGGCGGCGATACCGATACGGCCGGCGGCGCGGGCCTCGACGAGCTGTCCGCCGAGGATCACCTCGGCAGGGGTGAAGGACTTCGGTCCGCCCTGCGTGATCTGTGGGATTGCAGCCATGGTCAGTTCTCCATCCAGTTCTTGAACTTGTCGACGGACTCGAAGTCGGTGGGACCGGCCTGCTCGGGGTCGACGTTGTGACCGAGTTCGTCGAGCGGCACGAGGCCGGCGGCGAGTCCGTTGATCGCCTCGGTCGCGCCGTCCCGGTCCGCGCGCAGGGAGTTGAGCCAGTGATCGCGGCGTGCGGGCCCGAACTTGCCGGCTCGGATCGCGCCGTCGACCAGAGCCTCGTCGGCTTCCCGGATCTGCTGGGCGCGCGCCGCGCGACCCTCGGTCGCTGCGGCGATGTAGTCCTCGTGCTGTGCGCGGTCGACGACAACCAGTCCGTGCTGGCTGGCGTAGTTGGCGACCTGCTCCGGGGTGAGATCGGTTTCGGTCCCGGCGCCTGCGCCGGTGGGGGTGGTCGTCTGCTCCTCGAGCGCTTCGTCGAGTGCAGCGATCAGAGTGTCCTCGTCGGCGTCGACTGCGGTGCCGAGGCGCTCGGCGAGGGCTTCCTGCAAGGTGGCCATGGGCCCCTCCTTTTGGTTGGCCTCCGCCTCGGCGGCAGAGGAGTTTGTGGTCGCGCGCTTTCGGGACAGCGCGGACAGGTCGAAGCGGTTCATGGCGTTCTGGGCGCCGGTGTCCTCGCGGGCGGGGATGACAGAGTTGGCGAGCCCCGCGGTGACCGCCTCGTCAGCGGAGAACCAGGTCTCCTCGCTCATATCGGCGAGCCAGGAGTCGACATCGCGTCCTGCCTTCGACGCGTAGATCGAGGCGATGTTGCGGTCCTCGTGGGCGAGGTCGGCGGCCATCCTCGTCATGTCGTGTTCGTTGCCGACGCACATGCCCCACGCCTTGTGGATGAAGAACTGTGCGTTCTCGACGATGCGTAGTTCGTCGACGCCGGCGGCGATGAAGCTGGCCGACGAAGCGGCGATGCCTTCGACGATCGCGACCACCCGTGCCTTGTGGCGGCGCAGCGAGTTCAGGATCGCCAACGCTTCCCACACCTCGCCGCCGGGAGAGTTGATCAGCAACTCGATCTCGGTGATCGTGTCCGGCAGTTCGTCGAGTGCCGCGGTGAACTCCTTCGCCGAGATGCCCCAGAACTCACCCCAACTATCGATCGGGTCGTAGAGGCGCAGAGTCGCGACGGTTCCTGATGTTCGCGTCTCCGGAAGCTCCGCGCGCACGGGAGTGCGCTTGTGCGCTTGGGGATTGCGCAGGAATGGGTTCACGTCGTCTCCTCGGCGTCAGTGGTGCCCGCGTCTGGCGTCCACGGCTCGGACGGGGCTGGTGTGTCTTTGGCGGGCAGCCCGTACTGCTGGCGCGTGTACTCCTCGAGGGACCGGTCGAGACGGATCAGGCCGGCGTCGATGAGCATCTTCATGGCGGCCGCGGTGAGGTCCTGTCGGGATCCGATCTCGTCGAACACGAGCTTCGGGGCGGGTTCGTCCTCGCCCCAGTTCAGGTCAACGAGGTCCTCGACGACGTGAGCTGTGCCGATGTCGGCGATGGTTTCAGCGAGCGTCTGAACCGACTGCGTGAACGGGTCCTCCAGGACCGTGGCCAGCGCGTGCGACCCTCCACGGTCGAGGTTGAGGAAGTGCGCCAGACCAGCCAGCGCGATCTGCTTGTCCTGGTAGTCGATCGCCTGCTGAATATCGAGAAGCACACCCTGCACACTGAGCAGCTCGAGCGTCTGGCCGTTCGCGAGACCGACACCGGAGTTCATGCCGCCCTTGAAGTTCGACGCCAGGTCCCGCATGTGGTCGACCTCGGCCTGATCGTCGGACTTCGACGCGGTGCCGACCGGGACGCCAATGCCGTTGCGGCGGGCGGCCGCAGCCTGGATCCGCATGAGCTCGTCCTTCATGATCCAGTGCTTGTAGGCCGGACGGAGGATCGAGTTTCCCTGCCATTGGCCGGGCTCTGGCTCGTGCACGTACGCCACGAGCCGGTTGACCGGGATGGTGAACCCGTCCGGGATCGCAGAGGCAGCCGTGAGCTTGCCGACGGGCGGCTCCTGGGTGATCGACTCCAGCCCGCCATCCAGCGCGACGGTGATCTTCGAGATCGTGCGCTGCGGACGTGGTGCTAGTTTGCGCAGCCCCAGTTTGCCATCCGGTTCGAGCTGGTAGATCTGCTCGAAGAACGCGTGCCCGTATTGCAGCGATAGCAGCGCGGGCTGCAGGTGACTCCGCCACGAGAAGCGCCCCCGGGTGCGGGTCGTGGGTACATAGTCCGAGCCCGCGATCCCCAACCTGAGGTTGCGAGCGACGAACTCGGTCACCTCGTCGCGGGCGCCGTTCTGGTCGAGACGCCACGTGGTGCGGCGGATCGGAAGCCCGATCGCACGAAGCACCGACGACGCGCGGCCGTCCCCGCGGGCCATGCGGCTGAAGACGTTCACCGACTCGGGCCACTGCAGCTCGGGCACCTTCTCGGTGTGGTCCCACTGCTGCCATTCGGTGCCACCACCGTTGACGTAGCCAACCTCGGCGGCAGGTCGTGCAGTCCGTGATTCAGCCATGGGGCACCTCCTTTCAGAATGCGACGGTCATCGCGTCGAACGAGTCGACGGTGCCGACGCTTCGAGGTCGTGTATCGCGCTCGAATGCCGGCGCAGCTGCAGGCCCCGTCACCCGGGATTCGAAGGTCAGTAGCGCCCAACGGGCAACGACGACCGCGAGCAACGGCGCCGCCTCGGGGTCACCGGCCGCATCAACGACCCAGTCACCGCGCGGCAGAAGCCGCTTACCCGCTGATCTGAGCGCGAGGTCGAGTGCACGTTGGCCTGTGTGGCTGAGCAGTCCGTCCTCGGCGTCATCAACGAATCCACTGCTCATCAGCGCGGCCTGGTTCGCAGTCGACTTGATCAGCTCGATTCCCGCCGTCTTCAGCGGTGTTTCGATGACGGCCGCCGGCGACCGGGCGTCCGTGGCGATAGCGCACGGCTGAAGGACGTCGTCGACACGAGCGATCAGATCGACGATGTCCGGGTTCGCCGCGACGCGCAGGTACCCGACCTCGACATGGATCCGGTCATCATCGGTGCGCTGTGCGGCCGCTATCACCCACTGCGCACCGACGCGGGCGATACCGATCCCGATCGTCCCTGTGAGCGCGGGGTAGTCGACGAGGCCATTCCACTGGTTCTCGGCGACGATCTGCCACGTCTGAGGGCCCTGGTCGTCATCGTCCGGCCAGATCCCCATTGCCTCACGGCGCCATGAGTCTTCGTCGGGGATGTTCTCCCGCATTCGCAGCATCGATTCGAGCGGTGTGCGGTGCGGGTAGGACGGGTTGAACGTGGCGAACTTGGACTGATCGTCCGGGTCAGTGTTCGGGTCGGCGGAGATCTCGACGTACACCTGATCGCGGGTCAGGCCCTTGATGGCCTTCTTCCGCTTGGTCGCGAAGGCTTCTCCGTCGTCGGTCGGCCGGGGCGGTGTACCGATGAAGAACACCAGACCGCCGTGCTCGTGCTTCGCGGCGTTCGTTGCCGGCACCATGTCCTCGAGCGCCTTCACGCCCAGGATCTGTGCTTCGTCGAACACCTCGATGTCGATGGCTTCCATGCCGCGGCCGAAGCCCTGCTCGCGTGCGCCGAACATGATGATCGACCCGTTGGTGAACACGATCTCTTGCTCGCCGTTGGCGGTGCGGATCGCTGCGACGTGCGGCCAGATCTTCTTCTTCCGCACCATCGATTGCATCGATCGGAACGTGTTCGTCGTCGTGCGGTTGTGGTGCGACGTCCAGATCACCCGTAGGCCCGGGAACTCGAGACACAGGCCGATGATCAGGTTGCCGACCGTGTACGTCTTACCGACCTGGCGGGGAATGGACGCGACCACACCACCGATCGAAGCGGCGTACTTCCCGGATTCGCGGCACCCGAGCGAGATCTGCCCGAACCCCTGCTGCCACCGGTCGAACGAGACACCAACCTCTTGCAGCCTCTTGTAGACACGCGGGAACTGCGACGTGACGATTCCGTCAGGGATGACCAGATGCCGAGCGACCTCGGAGAGCTTCCGTTCAGATGGCCGAAGCGTCGTACCGGTCATCGACCGCGCCTGCCAGTAGCGGGTGGTTCGGATCTATCTCGCGCAGCGCCGACTCCAGTTCATGCAGGCGGCGGCCGGGCGCGTCATCGTCGTCACGCGCGTCGATGGCCTCGATCTCATTCGCGATGTCCTGCAGTCGCTTCGTCAAAGACGACAGGTCACGTGGAGGGCAATCCTCCTTCGTCACCGTCGTGGCGATCCGGTCACGCATCGCGACCAGCAGCGCGCGACGCGAGCCGCTAGTCGCCGCATCCTCCACCGACAACTGCTCCGGCACTCGCTCGTCGTCGGTGACTGCACGTAGCTGCGATTGAGTAGCCATGCGGCATCACCTCCTGCCAACGGGTGGGCGCGGTGGAAAAAACGCCAGAGAGAGATACGCCTGACTGAAGGCGGCCAGTCAGGAGACCCCCCACCCCCTGATCTTTTTGGGGGGTGGGGTTAGGGCCAGGGGATGAGGCGGGTGCCGAGTTGGTTGTCGGTGGCGCGGGTGTCGGTGACGTCGATGCCGGTGACTGCGGGGCGCAGGTGGTCTCGGTTGCCCTCTCCGCGTTGCTTGTTGCACCAGCCGTGGAGGAGTCGGTCGGCTTTCGTGCCGCCTTGTGCGCGAGCGTGTGAGTGGTCGGCGGCGAGTGATCCTGATGCCCGGTCGCTCGATGTTGGGTCGTAGTCCCAGTTCTTTGTGCGATCACGGAACATGGGGTGGCTGCACCAAAAGCATGGTGTGCCGTCGAGGTGGACGCGGAGTAGGGCGTCGCGGTCCTTCTGGTGTTGCCACCCGAGGCCACGTTCGGTTGTGGTGCGCTGCTCGCCCATTGGTGCCTCGTGTCTAGGTTTGTGCCTTGCCTTGTGTCAGGTCTAGGTCTAGGGCTTGACAGGTTCCGCCCGCCCGGTGAGCTCGCCAGCTGGGTACCGGGTGGGCGGAAGTGTGTGCGCCCGCCCCCAAGGGAAGTGGGGGCGGGCGCGGTTCCCCTGGGCGCCGATGGCTGCACCGAGGGGCCGGGACTGCCACGTGGTGGCTTGCCGCGCGCTCGGGTGGGCTGCTGCGGCTGTTGGTGTCCCGGAAGCGGAGAGTGGAGGAGTCGAACCTCATGGCGCTGTGTCCACGATTCGCGTAGCAGGCGATCCCACACCCGGTGTGGGTCACTCTCCTTGGCGGAAGACGGAGGAATCGAACCCCTGACGCTTGCACGCCCGATCCGCTTTCGAGGCGGTCCCGCGACCATTCGCGGTTCATCTTCCAGAGGGTGGAGTAGGCGCGCAGAGTCGCCTCGTTCTTAAGCACCGCCCAGCCGTCGAACACAAACCCGACAGCTACGACTTCGCCCGCTCGGTATGCAACTTCCTGCAAGTGCCGGGCAGGTGCCTCCACCCTTGTTCCCCTGGCGGGACTTGAACCCGCATTGCCTTCACAACGCTGGGATGGCGTTGCGGCGCTCTACCAAGTTTTGCTACAGGGGATCCCTATTCAGTTGTCGGCTACGGCACCGTGTTGGCGGGCCGTATGTCTATGCGGCACGTCGGGCCTTCTCGCGTGTGGCGCGTTCGGCTTTCGCGACGTCGATGAGCTTGTAGAGCTTCCGTCCGCGTGGGTCGATGCCGGCTGCGGTGAGTGTGCCGCGGTCTGCCCATGTGCGGATGGTGGATGCGCTGACGCCGCAGAGGGTGGCGGCTTCGGTGGTGTTGATGAGGGAGTCGATGCCTTCGGGTACGAGGACCGCGGTTCCTGCCATGTGTTTCCTCCTGGACAGCAGAAAGCCCCTCGCCGGTGGTGTCTTGGCTCGGGGCTTCTGCGGATACACGTCTGTCAGTGCGTCTAGTGTCTCACGAGACGTTAACGGGCGCAACTTGTTCGATGATCGAGTCGAGTGCGGAGCGGATGAGCTGTGGGTAGTCGGTGTCTCGGATGGTGTGTCCGCAGGCTTCGCAGAGGATGAAGTCGGCTTGTCCGGACATGGCTGCGGTGCGGGTGAGTGTGCGGAGTCCGCAGGTGATGCATGGGGTGGGTAGTACGTAGCGGGGTCTGGTGTGGCCGAGGGTGGTTCGGATTTTGTTGTGGAGTTCGCGGATTTCGTCGGCTGCGTCTTCGCCTGCATAGTCGAGGAGGGCTGCGGTGCGTGGGTTGAGGTAGTGCCAGGCGGCTTTGACGCGTGCGGTTTCGGATGTGGCGGCGGTTGGTGGGGTTTCGTTGAGGTGTTCGGCGAGGGCGTCGTGCCATCCGTGGAGTGTGTGGGCGATGAGGGCTGCTGTGTCGGATGCCCATTCGGCGGGGTGGCCGTATTCGCGGTTGGGTGCGGCGCGGCCGGCGGTTGTTCGTCGGGCGGGCATGGGGAATGTGGTGGCGAGGGTGAGCCAGTCGAGGGTGAGCCAGTACAGGTGGAGTTGGAGTCGGTGTTCAGTCATCTCTACCTCCAACTTTTCGGCTTGACGACCTGCTCAGCGGACGGATTCTTCCGTCGCCACTCGGCGTCGTCCCACCATGTGTGGCGCTTGTTCTCTGCAACCTTGGCGATGTGATCCATGAGGATGGGGCGCTGCTCGTACCATTCGCGGCCGGAGACCCTGAACGACCTAAACGTGCGGTGGCGTTCAGTTTCGTCGCGCATGGTGCCTGGCTCGACTGCGAGCAGATCGGTGTCTGGCGGGTATGAGGCAAGTCGCTGTTCGAGGTTCGCGGCGTACCCGATCTTGATGTGCTCTCCGACTCGTAGGTAGTAGACGTAGCCGGTGTCAGGCTGCGCTGGAAGGTCACCCTTCCGCTGCGCACGCCGGCGTGCGGCTCTGAGTCGAGTGGCTTCGCCAGTGCTGCCCAGTTCTTCATCGAGCAGCTCCCAGATGCGCAGGGCGTGAGGGGCGCACAGGTGGATGCCCTGAAGGAACAGGGGCACGTGCACTGTCTCGCCGCACGGACTGGGGACACCGTTCTCGCGCTCGACCGGCAGTGCACACGTGGGCTTGAACGGGTTCTGGGAGCCGGTGCTGTGGTCAGTCACTGCTTGGGTCCTCTCGTGTGGGTCCGAAGATGTTCTCGAGTTCTTTGCGGGTGAGGTCGCCCATGTCGGTGTCGGCTTCCTCGTGGTGCCAGAGGAGTTTGGTTTGGCTGGGGTTGGGGTACCAGCGGCGGCCGTCACGGTCGATTCGGGGGTTGGGCATGTTCATGGGTTCCTCCTGGGTGGGCGGGTGGTCGGCCTAGGGGATCACGGAAGGCGATGCCTGAGCGCAGGGTCATAGCTTCCTCCCTTCGTCCGGCCGTCCGGTGATCCAGAGCTTGTCGCGCACGCCTCGCTTGTCGGCACTGTCGAGTATCTGGCGGAAGAACTCGTCATCAGCGAGTCGAACCCAGACCTTGGTGGCGCGAGTCCAGTAGGTCAGTTGGTGGACGAGCTCGTCGGCTGCGGAGTCAGTCGCGGCGATCAGGCCCCGGCAGTCGACTGTCACTTCGCCAGGGTTCGCCGGGATCGCCTGTGCGAGGTTCCTGGCTCGCTCGCGTGTGCCGAGCAGGGGCGGCAGCGCGATGATGTATCCGACGATCGGGCTACGGTCGGTCACTTCACCCTCCTGCTCGGCTTGTGCTTAGTCCGCTTGGTGCGGGTTGGGTCGTTGGCCCACATGGGCGGGGCGGCGCTGGGGCGCGGGATGGCCGGGTGCAGTGGGTGCGGACGCTGGTCCGTGGGTGTCAGAGATTCGAGGGTCTGCGCAACGCTGCGGGCGGCCTTGCCGATCTCGACCATGTGCTCGAGGAACCGCAGCTGCCATTCCTGGATGGCGAACCCGAGTCGGCGAAACCCCTCGGCGATCGCGTGCTTCTCCACCTCGGTTAGCGGATGGCTCAGCTGGTAGATGTAGTCGGGCGCCTTCCCACCGGCCCATGTCGCCTGCGGAAATCCGCCCTTGTCGAACGGCGGGTCGGGCAACCCGAGGATGGCGCGCATCTTGTCGTACGGGATCTCGGTCATGAGTGCCTCCGATCGTGTGCGTCTGCAATGCAGGCTGTGCCGTCGGCGATGACGACGAGAGCGCCGATGAGGTATTGGCCGGTCAGTACGAGTGCCCATCCGGCGGTTGAGGTGGTGGTGGTCGCTGCAATGAAGATGATCCGGTAGCGGGTCACTGCTCACCGTCCAGGGCTGCGTGGATCTGCTCAGCGAACGCAACGTGGGTTCCGTGTTGGCAGCACCAGTCCTCTGCCGCAGTTGCGAGCTCCCGGACGCGTTGGATGGTTGCTCGTGCTTCCTGTAGCTGCTCGGTCAGCGAGGGGGCGGTGTTGTGCTCTACCCCGAGTGCGTTGAGCACGGTCGCGATGGTGGTGTCGACGGCTGCTTCGGCGTCTGTGCGCATCTGTTCCCAGTCGACGGGTTCGAGGCCGCGTTGGAGGCGGGCTTCGTTGACGAGGATGTCGGTCATGGATTCGGCGATGGCGAGGCGCAGTTCGAGGTCTTGGACGCGCTGCTCGAGGTCGAGGTTCGTCATGGCTGCTCCTTGAGTGCGGTCCGGAGTAGGTGTTCTTGCGCGGCCAGGTGTTGCTGCTGCCGCTGGAGGTGCAGGTTGATTTCCTCGGCGTCACTGCGGGCGATGGCGAGTCGCACGCGTACGCCCCGGATGTTCAACAGGACAAGCGCGGCGATGAAGCTGTTGCCGATCGCGGCGAGGATGAGGACGGTCAGGAGGCTGTCGGTGGTGCTCATAGCTGCTCTCCGTTGATGATGGCAGCGATTTCGTCGATGTCGACGGGCCGGTTCCAGGCGTCCCATCCGACGTGGATCTGTTTGTGGAGCGGGCGGGTAGCGGTGATGTCGCCGCCCCAGTTGGTGAGGGTCTGAATGGCGGGTCCGCGGTCGCTGCTGTGGGTGTGGCCGTGAAGTAGCCACAGCCCTTCGTCGCGGAGCCGGTACTGAGTCGCTCGGTCCTCGGCGGTGTGGTCGCCGCGATACGGAAAGTGCGACAGCAGCACGTTCTGACCGGCGAGCTTGCGGCGCGCGAAAGCTTGAACGCTGGCGAACGCATTCAGGAATCGGCCCTGATGCTTGAATGCGTCGCGGTGCATCGGGTGGCACGAGTCGTGGTTGCCGGGGACCAGGTGCATGGTGATCCTCTGGATGCGTGACGCGACGCCGAGTTCGTGTAGCCAGAAGTCTTCGTCGCGCCGGCGGCCGATCGTGACATCGCCCAGGACCCACAGTTGGGAGTCGCGCGGAAGTGCGATGAGTGAATCCAGGACGGCCCTGTCGTGCGCGTCGGAGCTCGGGTAACCACGATGTTCGGCGATCCTCTCGTGTCCAAGGTGGAGATCGCTCGTGAAGTAGACGTTCATTGGTGGTCCTTGGTGTCGAGTGCGTTGAGGACGGCTTGGGCGGGCCGGTCGCGGATGACGGTGATGGCGCGGTGGAGGGCGTCGGTGTTGTCGCGGAGGTGACCGAGGAGTCGGTTGCAGGGGCTGCAGAGGAGGGCTCGGACGCATTGGCCGCAGGAGGTGCCGGCGGGGCAGCAGGTGTGGTCGTGGTCGACGGCGAGACGTTTGGTTGCTCCGGTGGCTCGCTGACAGATGTAGCAGGACCCATTTTGGGCGGCCAGGATCGCCGTGTAGGCCTTGGGGTCGATTCCGTAGGTGGCTGTAACCCTGCGGGCGTGTGCGGCCGTCTTACGGGCTTTGACGATGGCGCGATGGTGGGTGACGCAGCGTGGGCCGGGATGCGGTGTGGGGCGCTTCGAATCCGGTTCGCAGTCGGTGCAGCGTTTGATGCTCATGCGGGCACCCCCACCCTGTGGATAACGGTGTGGAGCGCGCGCGGGCAGCCCAGAATCGGCTGCGATGCGGCGGGTTTCGCGCTACCCCCCTGCGCGCGATACGAAACAGAAGATTGAATCTCACGTAAGTAGTTGTCTACGTAAGTCCGTCCGTTCGTCCGTACGTTAGCGCCAATGTCAAATCGCTTGGCAGAGGTCGACTTCCGGTCCGGGTTTGCCATCGTGTTTGCCATGCGGTTTGCCATATGGCAAAACAGGCTCAATTTCCCCATGTGGCCTGTGCTCCTTTCCTGCCTGCAGCGGCCCGGGTTTCGTGAAGTGCCTGCTGAGCGAGTCCGACGGCCTGCCGGGTGCCGTAGTTCTTGATGCGCCAGCCGACGCTCGGAATGACCTCCCAGAGGCCCACTGCGACGAGCAGTTTCGCGTCGGTGGGTGTGCCGTGAACGAACGGCAGAGCAGCCTTCTTGATGACGCCGTCCGTGCCATTTCCGACCGAATGCGCCATCGCGCAGGCGTAGACGAAGCCCGCGGCTTTGCCTTTCGGGCTCGATCCGACGAGCTCGATGACCTTGTCATGGGTGGGAAAGTTCGTGTCGAATCGCGCCCAGGGCAGACCCATCGCCGTCTCCTCCTTCCTCTTCGTCGTCTTCTGTGGGGCACCAGCGCCCGCTCATGGGGCAGTTGGAGCCCGCGGTGTCTTTGTGATGGCCGAGGTGCCCGGCCCGGCCCGCCGGCACCGCACGCCAGCAGACCGGGCATCGAGTCATCACTCGCCTCGAAGTAGTGCGATCTCGTCCGATCGCGGACCGGCCATGAGCTTCTTCACCGCGGCCTCGGCGAGTGTCGCGACCGCCTCGCGGATATCGGCCGGCAACATGTGCCGATTCCCGATTGCCCAGTACGCGACTCGGTTGATGGCGTTGGCGACGGTGATGGTCATGCGAATCCTCTCCTCGCGTACGCGTGTTCGACGGTGCGGTCGCGCACCGCGATCTGGTGGGCGGTGAGTAGGGGGCGGTCGGTGGGCTGCAGCATGTCGCCGAACGCGGATCGGCAGCCGTCGCACGGTTCACCGACCGTGGCGACGGGCTGCCGGCACCCGGGGAGCACACAGTCGGGCAGCAGGTAGCCGAGCTGCATCAGCCGTGACTGCGGGTTATCGTCGAGACCAAGATCGTTTTCAGGGGTGGAGCGTTCGAGGGGAAAGCGCATGAACGGTGATCTCGTGCTGGTGCTCGGCATCGTATTGCTGGTGTTCGGGGCGGCCGGCGTGCTCGTCTCGCTGCTGTTCCTGGTGTGGGTATTCGGAGCGTGGACCATGGCTGTTGCTGTCGGGTTCGCGGTTGTTGCGGTCATCGGGGCGCTGATGGTCGGTGCAGGGAAGTAGCTCACGGCTGCTCACCGCCCTCCGCCACACGAGCAGCAGCCAGAAGCGCAGCAGCGAGATCGGGGGCCTCATTGGCGTCGCAGATGTCGTCGCCCTCAAACGAAACGACCTGGCGGCTGTCCACGCTGACTGTCCCGCATGGCAGCGTCCACTGGGGGTCGCCGCCGTAGTCTTCCGCCTCGGGCAGCTCCACGATCGCCTTGCCGGCGTTGGTGAGTGCAGCCACCACATGCGCGGCGTGCTCACCGAGCGTGATCGTCGGATCGCCGCACTTGCATGCGTCCGTGAGTGCCGACCAGCGGTGCTCGGCGATGATCTGTTCCGCAGTGCTCATAGCGCTCCCTTCGGCGAGCCGCCCGGCTCAGCGGTGGTGTGCGGGTGACATTCGTTCACGTAGCTCGGCACATGCACCCAGTCGAAGTCGGTGATGCTGGCCGCGAACGTCTCGACGTGGACGATCGGCTGCCCACAGTTACGGCAAACCCGCTCGCTCATGCCTTGTCTCCGTCCACACGCACAAACGGGGCGAGGTGTTCCGTCGAGAGCGCCATGCAGCTGGTCATCGTCGACGTGCCGACGCAGAGGGCCCCGTCACGCTTCGTGTAGATGCGGCGGTTCTTCGCCCGCACGGTCGCACCCTCCGGCACGTCCTGCCATGTCGGCCAGGGCTTCTCCGGTGTGCCATCCGGCCCACTGTCCGGGACAGACACAGCAGGCGGGGTGAACGCAGACCGTAGGAGATGGAACTCCTCAGCATCGAGGTCGACCGCGTCGAGTAGCTCTCGCGCCTCCGCCACCTGCTCGGCGTCGAGCACCGTCCCGCCTTCGGGGAGTAGGCGCCCATCAGCCGCAAGCTTCGTGAGTACAGCCTGAGCGCCTGCCATGTACCCGCCCTGGTGGAGGCCCTCCAGCTCATCCCAAGACGCATCCAACTCGGCGTACTCGGCCACAGACGAGTACAGAATCTGGGCAAGCGTCAGAAGGTATCCCTCGCAGGCAGACTCAGCCTCCAACCGGGCGGCCTCACGACGTAGGTGCTCGGCGGCAGGCAGGGGGCCATTTCCGATCCAGTCCGCGTGTGCCCGCAGCGATGCAGGCGTGATCGTGTCGGTCATGCCATCACCTCGAATCCGCCACCGCCGAACGACACCGGGCCCGCCTCGATATGCGTGACCCCCTTTAGTCGGCGTCGTGCACACTGCCCGCACACCGGCATCGAATCGATCGCCTCCTGCTCCAAGACACCGAGCGTGGTTCGCTCCCCTGCGCGGGTGCCGGCCTTACGGCACAGGGTCATCGGCGCGACAGTGCCGAAGGCTGTCGTCATCTCACCGCTGTCGATGTGGGCTTTACGCGCCGACCATGCGGTCAACATCGGACGGGTGTCGTCGCTCATCGCTGGGTCTCCTTGTCAGGGTTGGTGATGCCGCGGGCAGCTGTGGTGTCACCGGTGTGGCACTCGGCGAGGTGGGTGCCGCGGTGCACGAGCTTCGGTGCCACGCGCGGGCGGGGCATCACGTACACGGGCAGATGGCAGTGCTCGCAGGTGTCACTCATGGCCGGTCCACGTTCGGGATGATGGCCTCGGGCTTGAATATGACCCGGTAGTGGTCGGTGCTGACCGTGGTGCCGTCGGTCTGCTCCATGATCAGAGCGACGTTGTCTGACTGGCGGACAACGTGCTTCACCAGGCTGCCGTCGGCGAGCTTGCAGATGATCTCGGTTCGGTTGTCGGGGTACTCCATCGAGCACTTGCCCTCGATGGTGAACAGGTACTTGTCGGTGATGCCGTTGATTGCGACGATGCGGCGGCTGACTTCGAACTGCTCGGACGCCTTCGAGATATTCGCCGAGGCGACGTCGGCGTCGGTCGAGCATCCGGCGAGCGCGAGGGCGGACAGTGCGATCGCAGTCGCGGCGGTGGCGGTAGTGCGGAACTTGGTCATCGGATCTCCTTGAAAATTCGGTCGGCGGCCGCGACGACATCGCCTGCGGCCAAGACGATTGCGGCAGCGACGCCGGTCGCCGTCAGAGCGACGGCGAGGACAGCATCGGAAAGTCGGCGAGTCATGCGGCACTCCGATCACGTTGGATCTGGCGTTCGGACACTCCGAGCTGGTCGGCGATCGCGCCGGCGGACAGGCCCTGGGCGGTCAGATCGGCGACCTGCTCGAGGCGATCCGCGCGTGCACCGCTCCGATCGGCGGTGGTGCGGGCGGACCGGGGTGGTGTCACCCGCGGGTCGTCGATGTCGTAGCCCTCCCACTCGAACGGGTTCAGCCAGCCCTTGCGGGCCGCGCGATGGCGCGAATCACCAGAAGGACCAGGAGTCGACGACAGCTCCTCGTAGACGTCGCGGACCCGCACCCACAGCGAGTAACTGACACGCCGTTGATGCTGAAGGGCAGCGATATTCGTATCCGCCATGCCGATGCGGGAGCCGATATCCGTCAACGTCCACCCGAACGCCTGCAACGCCCGAACCCTGCGAACAGCACCCACAGGCATCACGAACGACATATGAGGGGCAGGCATGTGGTCGGCCGCCATGATCCGCTGGGCCACCAGGAACTGCGTTTTCGCGTACTCGCCGCTGCGGATCTTCCGGATGGTCCGATCGCCCACGCCGGCGCGCCTCGCGATCATCATCGCCGACATGCCGATACCGAGAAGCTCGTCGATGTGCGCGCGGATCGGGGCCGACTCGACGAGCATCGGGACTCCTGCCTGCGCGAACTTCATCCGCCGATGCTTCAGCGCCTTCTCGCTAGCCAGCTTCGGGACGGTCGTCACTGGGTACTTGGTCATCGATCCCCCTATCTGAATTCGGCGGGGTGAGTTCATTGAGGCGGGACTTCCACAGTCCTGTCAGTCGACCCCGATGATTGATCAGGTCGAACGTTTGAAGCTGCGCGCGGATCGCTTCGAGTTCGGCGCGATCGACAGCGCTCGTGATGCCTGCCGCAAACTCGTCGACCTGCTCATTCGTGATGACAGGCGGCCCGGCGGGAAGCGGCTCCACGATGTACGGCGCACGCTTCCCGCGGGTGACGGTGAGCGCCAACTGGAGGCGCTTGTCGATGTGGGAGAGGTGGCTGACGCGGATTCCGCCGACGTCCTGGCCACCGAACCTGACCGCGGGGTCGCGGAACAGGGTCATCCGTCGGCCCGCGTAGCCCGACGCGTCCGCGCCCCACGCTGCGACGAGGATGCGCCGCACTGTCTTGCTGGGGCGGAACGGCCTGCCGGGGAACTCGACGAGGTGGACGTTCACCGGCTGCTCGGCTGAGCCTTTGGTGACCTTCTCGACCGTGACGGTGCGAGGGCCGCTGAGGAGGTCTTCTGCGTTGAGCTGGTCAGACCTCGGTGCAATCGATTCTGTGAGATCCATCGTCAGACCACCATTTCCATCTCGATGATTCGTTCCGTGAGGGGGAATCCGACGACCGATTCCTGGTAGAGGCGGATCATCTCGGCGGCGTTCGCCTCGAACGCGTGCACGGCGGCGGTGATCGCGTCGAACCACCGCTGATCCGGGTAGACGCGCTTCACCCACAGGTGCATGCCGCCGGAGTAGCTGATGTAGTCGATCCACTTGCGCCCGGACACCAGCAGCCCGCACTGCAGTTGCGCCATGTTCTCGGTCGGCGGGTGACCGGAGATGACGGTCTCGACCTGCTTCTTCTGTCGGCGGGACTTGATCTCGATCAGTCCGTCGTCACCGACCAGACCGTCGGGCGAGTAGCCAATCCGGACGCCGTTGTCGTCGCGGATCACCATCCCGATCTCCCGCACGGGCGCGAAGTGCTCGCTGTAGATGTCGCGGGCCCGGGGTTCGTCCTCGATTCCGCGGAGCATGTCGTCGCTGACATACGTCGGGTCGGTCCAGTTGGTGATCCGTTCCGCGACGAGATGCGCTGTAACGCTCCGGGCGGTGTCGTTCCTGGCGGTCTCGAACACGATGCTCGAGCTGCCTCGACGTGCGGCCTCGGCGCGCTCGGGATGCAGCGTCTTGATCGTCGCGCCGGCCTTCATCTTGCTGCGGCACGGATCGTTCGCGGGCGCTTCGCAGGCGGGGCAGGCGTAGTCGATCGCCGACAGCGACCGAGTGGTGATCAGGTTGCCGACGACCGACGCTGTGACGATGCCCCGGCGCTGGGCATGCCACTCGTCCGTCCCCTGCAGTAGGTCCGGGAGTTCGATCAGCTTCGGGCCAGTCATGCTGTCTCCTCGAAGTCGTAGGGCTCGAGGTAGTCGGCGGCCAACTCGTCGCGGGACGTGAGATCCGGTGCGAATGTGTGGATCCGGCCGAGCGTGTTGAGCCGGTCGGGGCTGTAGCCGGTCCAATGCATGTCGCCGGCAGTGACGACAGGGAGGGCCTTGTAGCCGAGTGCTGCGACTGCTGCGGCCGCGTCCGGGTCAGTGGTGACGTCCCGATACGTGTGCGGGGTGCCCTGCTTGTCGAGGTGACGGACGGTGAGCTTGCAGCCCTGACAACCGGGTTTGCCGTAGACGGTGATCGCGACAGGCTGGTTCGGGAAATCGGTAACAGTCATTCGTCGTCCTTGGGGTCGTCCATCATCTCGCCGATCTGGTGCCACTGATCGCGAGTGAGTTGGAAACCGAGCTGCACCTCGTCCTGCTCGATCAGCAGGAGGACAGCGCGCTCGTTCTTGGGGAATTTGAGGGTGGGTCGGGCCACCAAACTGGTGTGCCCGTCGCGGATTTCGATCACGGTCGGCTCCTGTAGTGCGCGATGAAGAAGGCGGTTTCGAACCGGTCGTCGTGCGTGAACTCGGTCCGGTAGGTGGGCAGCCCGTCCTGTCGGGCCCGCGCGTACTCGTGCGAGCCGACCTGCTGCCACGGGCTGAACCCGGCTGGCGTCGGTGGCATCACTGCCTCCCGACGATCGCGTTGGCAAGCTGGTGGTACGGGTCCGCCTCGCGCTCGGCTTGAAGGTCTTCGATGCGTCGGCGCTCGGCAGCGAGGCGCTTCTCGCGGACGGTGCGGTGGTCCGGGCCCGAACACACCGGGGTGCACGGGGCTTCACGCCACATCAGATGTCGGTGGCAGTACCACCAGGACGGGGGGATCATCGGCCCTCCAGTTGGTCAGCGATCTGTGCGTCGCGGGCCCGGTCCCATGCGTCGGCCGGGTCCTCGTTGCCTCGCCACTTGATCGGCTCGGGTGGCTCGACGGGCGCGGTCACGATGCCGCCTTGGCGCGCTTGGCCGGCGCGCGCTTGACGGGCGTTTTCTTCGCGGCAGGCTTGCGGGCCGCAGACTTGGCCGGCGCCGTAGCGGCGGCGGTCTTCGCGGGAGCCTTGGCGGCCGCGCGCTTGCGGGCGGGCTTAGGCTCGGGCTCGGCGAGGAAGTCCAGCCATAGCTGCGCCTTGTCCGCGTACTCCGTCTCGCTGTCGGGGCGGATCGGCATCTGCAAACCAACGAAGTGCTCGCCGATCACGACGACGATCGGTCGGCCCGGCTCGGCCGCTCGAACTGTTGCGTGCTCGTGCGAATTCCACACCGCAGCCTTGAAGTCCGCGAGGTAGCCCATGTTCACGTTCCAGCTCTCGACCGCGCCTTCGCGGCCGAGGCCCTCCTGCAGGAGATGCCGGTAGCGGGGAAAGTCCCTGTCCTTCAGCGGGACCGTCAGTTTCGCCTCGCCGGGCGAGTTCACGGTCAGCTCGCTATCGGTGATCGTGACGACCACCTCAAGCAGCTTGTTGCGCGCGGTGCCTCCGCCGATCAGCTTCAGGATCCGCGAGGCCGCGGAGCGCTCGACGAAGCCGATACGCCCGTCAGCGCCTTCGAGATGGGGCGGGGCCAGCTTGACCAGGCCGACACGGAAACGATCGGTGGCGGCGATGACCAGCCGGCCCTTGTGGATCGCGAGCTCGACGCCGCAGAGCATCGGCAGGGTGTCGTCCTTGCCGGCGAACGTCAGGGCAGTGGTCAGGCCGCGAATCAGGTCGCGGCGGGTCAGGATGAACGATGCAGTAGTCACAGGTGTGTCCTTCAGTTCCAGTGGATTCGCTTCATCGCGAGTCCGAATGCGTCGTGGTCGCCGACATGGCCGTCGAGGCGAGCACACTTGAGGTCTTGGCGATCTGGGTGAGGTGCGTTGCAGCGGGCGCCGATCGATCTGCAGGGTCCGCCCGACTTGGTGCACTCGAAGCTGTGCACGTGGTCGCTCATACCCACCACCAGCCGGTGCCGATAGCGACGAGCATCGCGAAGATCGCCATGAGGCAGCCCCAGATGACGAGCGCATTCCAGAAGCCACGCATGGCCCCACCGCCCTGTTCGGGCGTCGACTGCGCCCCGTCGTAGTGGTCGACCAGCACGCGGCAGTCCGCGCAGTACTCGAGCGGGCCGACATGGTCTGTGGTCGCGAATGTGTCGAAGTGCAGGCACGTGTCCGGAAGTAGCCGGCCGCGGTCAACGAGGGTCGTCATGCCCCCACCTCCAGCAGAAAGTCTTCGTAGGCGCGCTCGGCTTTGCGTTGCGCCGCGTGGGAATCGGTGAGGAACAGGACGGCGCCGAAGTTGAGGCCGCCGACGACGACGGTCAGGACGATGCAGCCGACGATCAGGCCGACCATCGCCCCGCCGGCGTCCCAGTTTCCGATCGATCGCAGCCCCATTGAGATGGTGGCGATCCAGCCGACCGCCGTTCCGGCGGCGAGCGCACCCGCTCCCGCAAGGCACTGGCGCGCTCGCATGACGTCGCGGCGAGCGTCGTCGAGGGCGCGCAGGCAGTCTCGCTGCCGTCGCGCCTTTTGTAGATCCACGCTCATGCCGAACCTCCTCGCGTCGTTGCGGTTCGGACGAGTGCCTCGATCACCTCGGCCTGCTCCTTCACCCGGTGCAGGTTCGACATCGCCACGGTGTAGAGCAGCGCGATGCACAGAGACATGAAGCCGATGGAGGGGCTCGCCGCACCCAAGTTCCACGCCCCAACCAGCAGGTTGAAGGCGACGATGGCTCGGTCGAGCGCAGATAGGCGGCGCCACGTGTCGACGATCAGGTCCTTCATGCCGCCACCACCTCGGGGACGCCGAGGTAGTCGGACCAGTCGGGCAGCGGTATCTCTACCGCCAGCCGCGCGAAGATCGGAGTGGCGGACGGTGGAACAGTCGCGAGAACGTCCAGCGGGGTTGCCGGCCGATTCCGGTTGAACAGCTTCATGAACCCTCCACAGGGTGTAGTCGTCTGCGCGGCAACCCATCCAGGGGTTTCGCGTCGAAAGAAGTGGGGCCGGTGGTGGCAGGCGGGTGCGGCCATCGGGACCGCGAACAGGAACCCCAGTCGGGGGCCCGCCACCACCGGTGGTTTAGGTGGTCGCTCGCGTGATGATGTCGGCGGCGAGCTTCAAGGCCCGGTGCGTATCGATCAGGCAGGTGGCGCTGAACGAATCGCTGGCCTCGATGAACAGCAGCAGGTGGTCGCGATCAACTCTCTCCACGTCGATCACCGCGGGCGGCGCGGCTGCCGAGGGCTGGGGGTCACCCTCGGCAGCCTGCCCATCTCCTACGGTGAGATCGCCAAGATCAACAACCGAAGGAGAAGCATCATGGCCAATCGAATCATTTACGGCGGATCCGCCCACCGTGTCGGCGACTGGTGTCCGTACATCCACGCGGTGACGGAACATCTGTTCAGCGAGAACTCGGGGTACATGCTCACGATGGTCGGAACCGACGACGCTGGTAACGCCATTCGTACCTCGATCTGGCTCCACCCGTCGATCTCGGTTCAGTTCATTCACGAAGGCGAAGGCCGCGTCGAGCTCGACGGAAAGCAGTTCGAGGAGATGCTCGAGGAGGCTAAGGGGCCCGGCGGACTCGTCATCGGGGATCTTGAGCGCTTCCCCTACTCGTTCCTTGAGGCCAACGGAGTGGACGCTTCCCCCGGGGATCGCAGCAGCTAGCCGCTCGATCTCCTCACGCACGATGGCTCGCACGTCGTCGTGCGTGAGGATCCGGCCGAGCTTCGGCCCGTCTGGGATCGGGATCGCGGCCGCGGATTCGCGGGGCGGTAGTCCGAGATAGCGGCGAAGTTGCGCCTCGGACTGCGTCTGATCCACCTTCAGAATCTCCTCCGCAGCGGCCTGAAGTCGCCGGGCCGCAGTCTCATCCATGCAACTCATGCCCGCCCCCTGGCTTTTGAAGTCGCAACGCTCATTTGTTCCTCTTCGCGGAGCCACTTCTCGAAGGTGTCTGCCTGCACACGAATGCCCGTCTTGCCGGTACGCAGATGCGGGATCGAATGATGCTTGCGGGTGAACAGTTGATAGACCGAGTTCGGGTGCATCGCCAGGCGTGCAGCCACATCGGCAGCAGTCAGTGCTGGCGGTGCTGGCGGTGCCGGGTTTGGCATCGGTGGTGCCACGCCCGCTGACCCGCCCGACGCCTCAAGCTCCCGCACTTTGGAGGCATGGAAGTCCCGTGCCGCCCGGTGGTATGCCAACTCTTCGTTGTGCGTCATGCCGCCTCCTCGATCCAACGCGGTAGGCACCGGGCAATCGCATGAGCGCCCGGCGGAGTGATCTTCAGCGTGTGCATCACCTCACCGCGAAACCGCGGCGCCTTGTGCTCCTCGATCCGCCGGAAGTACGACTTCTTGTGTGAGTACTCCGAGTAGCGGTTGATCGTTTCCTTGACCTGCTTCGACTCCGACCAGCGTGACGCGGTCTCGACGTAGATCCAGTTGTTCGTGATCAGCAGCTTCCGCAGCTCATTCTCCGCAACGCCGAGAGTCGAGGCGACGGTGCGGAAGCTGAGAAGGTCCGAGTCGGTAACAAACTCGTCCACGTACGCGGCCTTCGGGGCGAGCTCGGCGATCGCAGCATCCTTGACTGCGAGCGTCTTGTTCGCCTCGACGAGCGCGGCCGCCATCAGCTCGGCACCAGTTAGCGCCGGCGCTGAGTTGTAGGAGCCGGTGTCGCGGATCGACGGCCACACCTCGTGGGTGAGGAAGCGACGGAACTTCTTCGCCTCGGGCTTGCGGGACTCGAGCACGAGGTCGGTCGCGCCATCCTGGGATACGCACCACATGCGGCGGTTCTGTTTGCCGGACCTGATTGGTGTTGAACACCGGTCAGCTTCGTCGAGGCGTTCGACCGCCTGGCGGACGTCCTTGATGTCGAGGGTCCGGCAGATGTCGGCTGCGACAGCCCACCGGCGGCCGTCGATGTCGACGGTACGGATTGTGTTCAGTTCGTCGTACTCGAACATCTCGCCAACGACGGCGAGCGCGTTACTATCAGTCACGTTCACTTCTTTCTCGCTGGATGGAATGGACAGGCCGTCGGCTGTGGCTGCAGCTGGCGGCTTTCTCATGGAGCGGGGTCGAACTGCTCGCGCTCGGCGATGTAGCGGGAGATCTCAGCGTCGGAGACTTTGCGGCCGCGGCCGACGTGGACGCATCTCAGTTCGCCGGCGTTCCACATGTCACGGACAGTTGATGCGTGGACGCAGAGCCTCTCCCCCGCCTCCGTCGCGTCCAGCAGGCGTGTCGGTTCCACAGCACACCTCCTTCCTTGGGGTCGTGGGAATAGGTCACCGCCTACATGAGGGGCGGTGTTGGACCTGGCGGCATCGGTCGCCGAGTTGCCTCTGCAGTGTCGAATGTTGCTGCAGGTGTGCACCTTTGAACCGGTGGCAGGTGTATGCGCGGCTGCGCACGCCAGGCCTAATTCACGCTGTGGAGGTATGAAAGAACGCGCCAGGTCGAGGCCTGGCGTGGGTTACTGCGTGGGTCCGCCTGACTAGGCGGGAATCTGAGCCGACTCTTCGTCGGCGATGAGGATTCGATCCGGGCGCGCGCCGAGACTTGCGAGCGCATCGAGGACGGCTGGCGTCGCTACCCCGCTCTTGAGTGCTCGCACCCAAGTTGACCGCGAGACGTCAGTTGCCCTGGCCAACTCCTCTTGGCTGTCAATCTTGTGGATGCGTCGAACGCGAGCCACTTCGTCAAGACTGAGTCGAAATCGAGTCATTGTTCACCTCCCGGCTGCTCGATGACTCAATGATGATACTTGTGACGCTTACTGTCAACGATGTGATTCGTTTGAACGTCGACATTCCGACATTGACGCAGCTTCAAGGCTTGCGTTGTGTCAAATCTGACACTACGGTCGCTGACATGAACGACATCAGGGCATGGGTGAAGTCCGTGACGAAGCGTCGGATCACCGTTGAGGAGATTGCGGAGATGATTGGCGTGTCGCGGGCTACTGCGACGCGCTACCTCCAAGAGGGGCTGTCGGCCGACCACGTGATTCAGATCGCGCGCGCCTGCCGTATCAACCCAGCCGATGCACTCGTCGATCTCGGTTACGTTTCGCGCGACGAGATGTTCGAGTGGCTAGAGTCCGACGGCAAGCTCCTGGAGTCAGCTTCCGACGCCGAGCTGGCACTTGAGTTGGCGGAGAGACTCAACCCAGTCAGCGTGGTCGAGGAGCGTCTTGCGCAGATCGTCGACATGCATTCACGACGACAAACACTGGCGTCAGCCGAACAGCCCAAGCGTCGAGCAGATCTCAAGAACATGCGCGGCGCAGCATCTCGCCGGGTCAAAGAGATGTACCCGGAGATCCCAGATGAAGGACTGTAGACACCACCCTTGGCGCAAACTTCGCGACGAACACCCCAACATCGAGATCGTTTGGGACGACGACCTCGACGAAGGAGTTGCCGGATACTGGGACGGCGAATCGACCATCTACCTCGACCCACGACTCACCCAGTCCCAGAAACGTTCCACGCTCGAACACGAAACGACTCACATCGATCGCGGATTCGTCCCCTCCGACGATGTGCTCCTTGCACGTGAGGAATCGAAGGTCGATGAGATCGCAGCAAGGAATCTGATCTCCATCGATTCCCTCATTGATGCTCTGCGCTGGTGCCGGGGAGTTGCCGGCGCAGAGCTCGCGGATGAAGTGTGGACCGACCAGCACGCGTTGAATGTCCGTCTGGCGACACTCAACCCGGCGGAGCGAGCCGAGATCGAAGCCGCACTCACCGATTGTGAGTGGCTCCACTGACCTCTAGGAGTTGACGATGGCCAAGCGGAATCAGCTGCCACCACAGATCAAGAAGATCCAGCTCGCCAAACGCGAGGGCGGGAAGCCTGCAGTGCGGTACCAGCTCACTGTCGACGTCGGCCTGGACCCCGAGACAGGGCGCAGGAAGCAGTACCGCAAGCGCGTGAAGACGGAAGATGAGGCCCGAACGGAACTCTCGACCATCCTGAGTGAGGTATCGCGTGGCACCTACGTCCATGCGAGCAACTCCACGGTGGCTGACGTCATCGACAACTGGCTACTGTCCAAGCACTCGCTGAAGCCGTCGACAGCCCACGGCTACAAGGTGGTTCTCGCTCCAGTTCGCGCCGAGCTTGGCGAGCTGGCGGTGCAGAAGCTCACCCGGCGCGATCTCGACAAGCTGATCGTGAAGCTGCGCGCCGGCGGGCTCGCGGGCGAGCAGCGGGAGACTCGAAAGCCGTGGAAGGCGCGCACGGTGAACTACATGCTGACCGTGCTTGCAGCCGCGCTGGAGAGCGAGGTGAAGCAGGGCACGCTGGTGCGGAACGTCGCGAAGCTGGTGGACAAGCTCCCTGAGGCGGATGAGCGGTCCGAGATGAAGACGTGGACGCCTGCGCAGGTCGAGCAGTTCCTCGCGAGCGTCGACGGCGACCCGTACTCGCACGCGTGGTGGCTCGCGCTCTGCGGTCTCCGTCGCGGCGAGATCAGCGGGTTGCGGTGGGAGGACGTTGACATCGGCAGCAAGACCCTGACGGTTTCGACGTCCAGGGTGTCGTTCGCGAAGACGATCTCAGAGGGCACACCGAAGTCGAAGCGGTCCGCGCGCACATTGCCGATGCCCGACGATCTTGTGACGGCGCTGAAGGCTGCGAAGAAGCGGCAGACAGAGAACCGACTCGCACTGGGCGGCGGCTGGCGGGATTCCGGTTACGTGGTCGCGGATGCGGAGGGCAATCCTCCGACGCCCAACACCCTCACCTACTGGTGGAGGCGATCGGTCGAAAAGGCAGGCGTCCCAGCTATCCGCCTGCATGATGCTCGTCACACCTGCGCCACGCTGATGCACCTTCGCGGCGTCCCGATTGCGGTCGTCGCCGCATGGATGGGACACGCATCGGCGGCGTTCACCCTCTCGACCTACGCACACTCGCAGGACCCGGCGCTGCTCCAGGCCGCGAGTTCCGCACCGGTTGTGACAATCCGTGACAACTTGGCTACCTAG